GGATTCCATTGGTTTCCGGAGCAGCTTTGCACTTATCAGTGGAGATGTACCACCTGTCCACGGTGTAGCCGGTGGAATACTCGTTCTGTCCTCGCTGATTTACCCGGAAATCCGGATTGATGAGCATGTTTGGATTGTTTGCTATCTCATTTGCGTGCTTTCCGTCAAGAGTGTCAGCGTTGCCTCCGTTCGCGGGGAGCGTTGTTGGTATATCTTCTTTAGTAGCAATTTCTTTATCAAATAATTTACCTGTAGTTTTAGTTATCTCAAAAGCGTTACTTCTGTCTTCAGTAGATATACCATTACCAACGGAAAAAAGAGTATCAGCATTACTCTTGTTAAACGTTCCAAAAGCTGTCTCGTAATCATTTTTGTCGGCTATGACATTGTTACCATGCACAAAAGCTCCTCTTTTTAAAGCACTCGATGAGTCTCCCCCGGCATGAGCAAAAAACTTTGATGCTGTTGTACTATAACCTTCAGTATGAGAATAATCCCCGGTAGCGTCGGTATACGCACCTTCCGAATGGCTTGCCGAGCCATCAGCTTTCGTGTATAATCCCTCCGCATGAGAATAATTACCATTTGCTTTATTTTGAGTATAATCGTTAAAGATTTCAGCACTCGCCCCTGTACCAGCTTTACCGACACCAGTAACTTCATTAGCTCCTAAATATAACTTTTGAGTATCAGTAATATAATAAAAAACATCATTATCTTTGGTGCTTGCTGCATATTCTGCGGCAGTACCACGAAGAAATTTGACTTTATTATCAGCCATTAATTATTTCTCCTTTCATATTTATAATTTAATAAGGGCAATAATTCAATGTTATTACCCTTATTAGTGTTTTTGCCCTTTAGTAATTAAGAAATAGCACCCCAAGTAAGAGCTTCGTCTGTGCCATTAATCTTTGTAGCAAGAGTATCAGTAAGGTTCTCTTCTGCAACAGCCTTACCAACAAGAGTAGCAGAAATCTCATTGCTTGCAGAAATAGCAACACTTACGCCAGTAGTTTCAGCCTTACCAGTAATATCAGTAGCCTTTGCATAAAGACCACCATCTGCACCAACTTCAAGTAAATTGCCCTCGTCAGCAGAGATATTAACTTCACCTGAGATTGTATTCGTAGTATCATCAATAGTAAGGGTGACTGTACTTGTAACAGTCGAAGCCTTATATATCTTGACAAGCTCGTTCATCGAAACGAAACTATAAGCAACGTCCGTATCACCTTTCACAGCGAGAACTAAAACAGGTTCAGTATCAAGGTCCGGGTTAGTTGAATTAGGATAAAGCTCCTCACTCCAAGCAAATTCATTAACAAATGTAGTCTTAGTCTGGTCAAGGAACTGTTCCTTGGGAAGATTGATAGTAAAATCTGCCGTATCATCAACAGTAGCATTAGGCTTCTTGTAGAATGTCAGCGTATTGTTGTTGTAGAGAGTAGTCTTGAGTGCAAGGCTTTCTTCGCTATCAACCCAAGTCTTTATAGCATTTGTAAGAGTTGTTTCAAAATCAGTGAATTTGTCATCAACTTCTGTATTGCTGTAAGTTTCGGTTTTCTTATAGTAATCAGCAAGCTTTGTATCAACTTCCGTTGTTTTTGCATAATCTTTCAGCTTATTATCAACGTCTTCCGAAGTATCATAGTTAGTCAAAGCATCGGTAATCTTTTTATCGACAACAGTTGACTTGTCATATTCGGCAAGCTTATTATCTACGTCTTCGGTTTTTTCGTAACCAGTAAGAGCGGTTGCTATCTTACTATCAACTTCGGTAGAAGTATCATAATTAGCAAATTTGGCGTTTGTGTCAGTAATAGACTGTTTAACTTCCTCAAACGTATCGTTGGTTTTCTTTGCAGACCAAACCTTGTCAGTTGCTGTAATTGTAGTATCATCTATTTCGGCAGAGCCTTTAATAGCATTGCCATTAAACAGGAGAGTATTGCCTGTATCGTTTGTAGTAAGCTTATCAAGAACTGTGTCTTTGTTATCATGAGTATGCTTTGCTTCATCAAGAGGTTCAATGAGTGCATTAATCTGTGCCTTGTCGTAATACTTATCAGGGTCAAGTCCTCCACCAGTGCCTTTAAGATTTGGCGTAGTGAATGTACCGTTTTCGTTTGTTACGTCAAGTTTGTATATCTTATTTGTGTTATCGGGATTTTCTGTAATAGTAGGAGAGAAACCTTTGTCGCCTTTTTCACCCTTAGGCAAAACTCCAGCATTTTTGGTAGAGCCATCAGATAGCTCAACAATAAGACTATTTGTCGTAGTATCAATAGAAACTCCAACAACCGAAACACCATCTTTTACAACAAAGCTATTCTCTATTATGCTCCCGTCTGTTGCTGTCCAAGAAAGAATTACTTCATTACCACCAGTAACAGGAGTAACAGATTTAACCGTACATGGAGCGCCTTTTAATGCCCCCATTCCAATTACAGTTTCGTTTGTATATCGTTTGGCTGCTGCTAGGGTTGCTATATCCATTTGTAATTCACCCTTTCTTTTATAAGTTTATATTCCATATCAAATTTCCATCCATGTATCAAAGAGCATAAATGTTCTTACATATCCAGCAGTGGTATCACCGAAAGAACATACACTCCCTATCGGTACAGCATTTATACCCTTAAATATACCCTTCCCCGGGGTAGTAGACGTGGGTAAATCCTGCAAATCGCTTTCTTGTGTGACAGCGAACTCTGCAACGGGCGTATTATAATCATTTCCGTACTTCAAAAGTGCACCAGCCATATTATCATTCCTTTCTATAAAATTAAGACTGCCGTACTATTTTGTACAACAGTTTTGCAAATAATATTCTAAACTCATGTTGCAAATTGAGGAATAAGAGTCGTAATTAACCAACCAACAAATGCGCCACCAAGAGCAGTTACAACAAATTTCCACATGGCATCAAACGCTTTGGCTTTGGATTTATCCGGTGAATTTTTCAATTCAGAAACCTCATTTTTTAAAGTACTCTGGTCTAGTTTGATATCTTTAACATCGGTTTTAATATCTACAATGCCTTCAGAGAGATTTTTTATACTTGCTGACATCTCTATCAGCGTGGTGTTCTTTTCTTTAAGGTCTTTAATGTCTTCCTCAACTTCATCTAGCCTATGCGAATTGCTTTTGCTTCTTTCATCAATTTGCGTTATTTCAGTAAGATAATTTTCATTAAATTCTATATTCATATTGTACCTCACTTTTCAGAGGTAGCAATAACAGAATTTGTAGTGTCAGATTTTTCGCTCTTCCCTGCTAATGTCTTGATTTTCTCAAAACAATCCTTGCCGTAAGAAGTCACAGTAATTGCTAAGATTATAAGACATACAGCTACTATACTTATCCCATTAAGAGCCGTTAAAGTAGCTTCATCAGCTACAATACCAAATTGCCTGATTATAGGTTCTATCATACTGATACTTGTAGTAAATAAACCTATTCCAACAATAAAACAAGCTGTGTAAAACAATCCCCAAAGAAATTTATTCCAATGCCAAGAGATACTATTCTTCTTTGCAATAGCTACACCAAGAATAATATCTGCCATTCGCATAAGCACTAAAGGAATAAGAAAAACGCCAACCATAAGTAAATTTGCCAATACTGTGTTAAGTATGTCTGTCATAAATTTACTTCCTTTCTTTATTATACTTATTATTTATTTCTTTTTTATATATTGAAACGGAATATAGGCAAATCCGTTAGAAAATTTCTCACATTCTGGGCTAGTAAACTTAACCCATATTGTGCCGTTTTCTGCCGTAACATTACTACCTAAGTAAACTATAATTTCTGTATTTTTAGGCAATCTTGATATAGTTTTAGCATTGCGTTCTGGCACATATTTAATAGGCGTTCTATCTTTAGTGGTAATATATTTAGAATAATAAACACTAGGTTTGTATACTAAATTTCCTAAATTGTCAAAAACTTTATAGCCTCTATTGTAATCAGCGATATTTTTTGCTGTTTCCAGATTATTATAAACACCTATTTGGCTTTCAACATTATCTTTGCTTCTTCTGATTTTATAGGGTACATTTTCTACTGGTTTTTCATATGCTAATAAATATTTTTTTACTGTTGCTTTAAATTTACTCCAATGTGGCATAATATAAAGAGGACAAACTTTCGTTACTCCTTTTTCAATATGAGTATTAAGATAGTCTACACTACCACTAAGTCCTAAATTTTTGTTAATCCAATAAGTATGTGTTCTTAATGCAGAGATATCTAAGTCGTTTTCGTGGAGAAAATATGCCGCTAATCTAGCAGTTTTGTCTTCTGCTATAGCATCCGATTGTTTATTTTCGTTCATAATACACTCAATAGCAATATCATCTATTGCCCCTACATTATAAGTACCTCTTGCATTACACCATCCCACTTCATCAAATCTGAGTAACTGCCATACAGAACTTTCGTCTACATACAAGTGTGGTCTAACTGAACCCATATTTTCATTATATGTAGCAAGAGTATATCTTTCAGCATCATCTTGAATATTATCTAAGTCAGCAGTATTATGAATTGTAATTGTATTCACTTTAGGCATTTTTACATTTGCTTTATACAATGCATTAGGAGAAAATTTTGCGTTTCTAGCTTTAGTAGGGTCTTTCCATCTGAGACCATCTGGAATAATTTTTTGTTTAATTTGTATTCCTGCTATTGTGATTATTTTATCAGGAGTAATTGTCATATATTTCACCCTTTTAACTATCCTATGATTCAATTAAATCGTAAGTTATCTTCATCGTCTGGGCACTAGTTTTTGTTACTGGAGTGGCTAGATTATTAATAGTAGCCAAATAAGTGAAGTCTTTATTAAGATACAGTTTTGGCGCATTATAATAGTTATAACGAGATATAAAATATGGGTATATATCTGTATATGTATAAATTTGCATATTATCCATATTCGAAATGTTATCTTGCCAATATCCTAGCCTAATAATATCCCCATCTTCGGTTATACATTGGTTGTTCTGTAAGAAATGTGCTTTACGTTTCAAATCATAAAGCCTTTCCCACTTCCTATCGTTATAATCACTGGTCAAATCAAATTTTTTTATGAAATTTCCGTTAAAATCCACAGTAGCTAAGCAATAGGAACTCGTACCAAGTTGAAACCATGCTATAATAAAATTATTCATCAAACAAAATGGTTTATAACCGTTATATTTGTAATAAAAATTACTGCTCCCGATGCCCGCATTGGCGAACCTTTTGATATAAAAATCATCAGGAAAACTTTGAACATTAATAAGTATTTTTTTATCAAGGTCAACAGTTCCTGTTAAAGCATTAATTCTATTACAATTAAACCAAATGTCGTAGTGTATCTTATCTTCTTGTTCTTGATGACCATATCCAATGCAACGTATAAAACCATCTGAATCTGTATAACTAGTATAATCTCCTGGGTTTGTAATAGATATGTCCTGTGTCTTATATGGCGAACTTGCAGAGCTACCACAATCACCCCAATTTAATTCTATCTTTTCTGTGTTAAGTATTTTATAATAAGAAAGTCTAAATGTTGTTGTAGACGGATTTGACAAAGAAACAATGGTGTCTTTAGCTACTATTCCTCTAATTCCACCAAATTCGCTTGTTGGGATATCTTTTGGGAGATTGTATAAAGGTCTTGACAGGTTGTTATCAAAATTATAAAAATTAGTTATCTTAGGATTATAATTGTCTGCTGTCGGATCCCAATATTCATTAAGTCCTATATATCCACCTGTGCGACTTGTTAAACAAACGCAAGCAATTGTCCCGTTTGCACGGTCTGTAGCAAAATCCCACACCAACCGATATCCGTTGCTAAGAGTTCTACACTCTGTCTCATTCAACGTCCCAGTACATGGGTTAGTTCCAGAATATACTCTTCCAGCATGTCCAACTGCACCCTCACCATTTGCATATATCAAATTTGAGTTTTCTTCTTTTTTATTACTAAAAAGAAGCACTCCACCCATGGCGTTAGTAGATATAGGTAAAGTGTTGTCGAGAATCGTTTTTATACTTGTATTACACGACACAAATTCAACCGGAAGATTTAAAAGCTTCTGTACGGCACTTGTAACCATATTATTTTCTTCTACTACTTGTTCTAACTCTCCGGTTTCCGCGTTAAATAATTCTATTTTTGTATGCCCTTTGATTTTCATATCATTCTCCCTCCAAATAATTCATAGTATAAGTAAAAGCCCTATTAAAGCTCTCAATATAAGCATCATAAGCACTTTCTTTAATATTTCCTAATTCGCTCTTATACAAAATATTTACCTCACCAGATACTTGACCCATATCAGTAACAGTAAGTTTAATCCTAGACACATCTGATATTTCTACTTTTACAGGGTTAAACGTATATCTAACTCCACCAAATGTAGCAGTTATTTCAAAAGCTTTTATATTTTCGTTTGCAGAAATACTTGTGATTGGGTTTGTCATTTCAATATATATAGTGGTGCTATCAGTGCTATACACACTCCCAGTAACACAAGGCATGTTATCTGTTATCCTTGAGGTTGTTAAAACAAAAGAATTAATATAGTGATAAGCCACATTCTCTGTAAAAGAAATATCTATGGGGGTTTGAATATCACATATAAACCCATCTTCGATATCCATGGTTTTTAACACAAAGGGATTAATTTTAAAATCCCCAGTTTTTTCTCTGAAATGCAAATATCCGTCCCATAAATTAGAAGTGTCAATTTTTCTTGCAATGGTTACAGCCATAGCAATAGCATTATTCCATCTCAAGTCTGTTGCGGCTGTTTTCCAGCGTACAGGTATGCTAACATCTGTGTCACTGACAAATTCTATTTTTTTCTCGTCTACATCAGACATCTTTCCCTACTCCTCTCGCTGTTATGGCTATTGTGATGACAAAATTGCAAAAATCTATATCTACATCTTCGTTTGCCCACTCAATGGTTGCATATTTATCTCCTCTTGTTGCTTCTATAATACGACCTTTTTCATCTTTATAAAATTTCAAATCAGGTATCATATTTATTCGCCCTCAAAAATCCCAACATATCTTTCAATGCCAGCGTTTGTATGCACAGAATAATCTATATTGGAATTTATAGTAATTGACGTAATTGGTTCAAGAGAATAACCGCCATCATATCTTGGCTCACCACAGCGTTCGCCTATCCAACCCTTTGCAGAATTGCTAGTATAAAATACTTTAACAGTATCACCAACACCAATGACTTCCCCTGTTTTATTCAAAAATTTATACTCTTTTTCTTCTATATCATCAAGAAAATAAACAAACACTTTATGCGTTTCATCATCAACACCAATTACTCTAGCCTGTTTGCTTTTAACACTATCATTTACTTTTTCTTTGTCATTTTTCTTTTGAACAGTAGAAATTAATTTTGTAAGCAATTCAGAATTTTCATCTTTTTTATTAGTCACTCTCTCACCACCTTATTATTACACACATTGCAAGTCATTCAAATTCACTGAACTCCGGAAGATTATCAACATTGCATAATGAAATCGACATTTCATTTCCATTTATTGAAATTTCGCTTATTAAAAATCTCACATTATCCAATCCTAATTCTTCATTTCTGACTAATATAACATCCTCCACATCTAAATGAGGGAGCATTGTACAATCCAATTTAACGCTCATGCCAATAATGCTTTTCATTTTAAGATACATTTCAGCATAAGCATCTACGTTAGCCTGCTCATAGCCAAACATATCTTCCATTGTTTTAGCCACACGATATCCAACAAGACTAATTCTTACTGGGGATTTAGGATTATCATTTTCGGCAACGCCAACGAAACTAGCACCATCAAAATTTTCTCCCCAGACAGTCACTCTATTCTTTACATCGGAAAAGTTATAAGTCAAACTAGAAGAAATATATTCAGCAGTTGCCTTATCATCAAACACCCACATAGGGGCTTTGTTTTTAAACTCAAAGTCACTAGAGCCTCTTGTGAGAACCAAATGTCCTACATTATCATAATACATTCTGCATTTAAGACTGTTAGCCAACTCTGTAAATATATCTCCAAAATATGAACCTGTGCTTAGTTCAATATCTTCGCCAAGTTCAATATCTCTTGTATCAAAATCTATCAAAGGATTTATCGGGTCGGTAGGTCTACCGTTACCTTTTTCTTGTGAAAGCATATCTACAAACATTTGACCTACTTTATCGCCTAATTCAATCTTTGTGGCGTTTTCGAGACAAGCGCCACCCGTTTCAGATGTGAGCAATCCAAATTTATCTACACAATCAATACTAATAATATCATTTTCTTGTGATATTCCGGTTGTAGTAAATATACCCTTGCTAAACCAATATATGTCGCCTGTGTATCTGTCCTTTAATCCTTTATAATACCGGATTTTTTTATCAAACCAGAATGGACTATTTTCGTTGGTATCATATTTGTGGTCGTGATTATAAATCTGAAAGCTAAATTTTCCCTGAATACCTTGCCCATAAGTTTTAGAATAATTCTCACTATCAATAATGATATCATCAGTAATCTCGTAGATAGTATATTCTAAATGGTCTAACACTTCAATTTTAGCAAGAACAATTTTCCCTTCATTCTGTGCAAGTCTAACATAATTTTGGTCATAGATATCATAATGTTCCATACCTATCACCTCAATCTGTCATTATTCTTGTTCTGGTTTGATTATCAGCATACATATCCCTTGTTTGTACAAAATCTATTTTAATAGAATATGTCTTATAATTTCCACTATCATCAGGAGTATAGGTGTGAGATGTAATAGTCCCAAACCACACATTACCCATAGTGCTTTTTATTAACACAGGCTGTTTGCTATTAACATCAGATTTCCATTTCTGAAATGTCTTATAATCGCCATCCGTTAATCCATAATCAGGACAAGAAATATGCCCTAGCAAAAAGCTCAAAGAGAATGAGTCATAATCCATATTTCCATAAGTAATAACAGGCTTCCCTCTTTCGGTGTCACTTTTATCTCTTTTTATATTATGGTCAACATCACCAATGTCAGGATTTAATTGTACCTTCCAAGAAGATGTCACTTTAAATTGCTTATCACCATACATATAATTATAATAAATTCTTACATCTGTGATAAATTTAGACGGTCTTTCATAGGGAACTTCGGTTAAAAAATAAATCTCATAATCGTCAAAACTAGTTGCTATAGGCACTTTAGCCTGTTGATATACTGTGGTTGTCGCAACCGGGATAACAATATATTGATAAATCATATCACCACCACAAGTATAATCAATATAACTTGAAGCAGAAGTTTGCTGAACAGTTTCAAGATATTGTTGAGTACCATCAGAATTTATTCTTTGAATAATATAACTTGTTGGAGCAACTCCAGTAGCATTTTTCCAAGTTAATTTTACAGTATTTTTTACTGTATCTACAGTTGCTTTCAAATCAGTAATCCCGACTGCACCTTTAGGAATAGTGCAATTAACAACAGGACTTGTGACCTCAACATCATCTTGTGTCACTATTGTAATTTTCCCTTTGAAAGTAGCATCTGGTAATACCTCTCTAAAAAGATATTCCATTCTGCTAGACCATATTTTCTCACTCTGATTTATTATATTATCATCTTTATCATATATAGTCCAATAATAATACTTAATTGGATAATTGCCTTGTGTTGTTATGCTAGCTTCACACTTTATAACCTCATTGACAAAAGTCATCTTAGGAGTTATAACAGGAATAGCCTTAGTATTGAAATAATAATAAGGAGAAATAACAAAGCATTGATAAATTTCATATGGCGTATTTTCATCTATTTCTGGAACAGTTCCCTCTATGCCCACAAATCCAGTTTTATTATAGTATTTTGTAATACCATAATAACTACCATTAACTTTAATATATGTATTAGGGATTGTATCACTATCTGCTCTGGTTTTTCTATGTTTGCCAGTATCAAGATTAAGTCCTTGTTCAATAGGAATTAACCCTGTTTCTGATAATACAGTGTCCATATTTACAACTTTAACAGTACTAAGATAAAGTTCTGTACTAACAGGGATAGCATTTTTATCATCAAATGCCTCAGATAATTTAAGTATTCCCTTACTCTTGTTATAACCTACAACAGTTTTCCTACCATTCCCACTCCAATAACAATAGCAAGGTAAATTAATATCTAATCCTTTTTCGATAGGAATATAAATATTATTTGTTATATCTTCATCAGTTGATTGTACTGTAACTTTTGTTAACGGATTTTTTTGTATTTTACCTTTAGATGAGTATACATCTGGATAATAACCATTATCTATATCAACAGGCTCATAAAATTTTGCTCTCCAAAGATATTCGGTATTTTGAGGAATATCACTTGTATTTACAATATCTATTTCTTCGCCATTTCTAAACCCATCAGTGCTTTTACCACGTTCATAATAAATATTTCCTACTCTATCACCAGTCTGATAATCATACACATAAAAATCAGCTCCCATACAAAAGTCACCATTAAAAGTAATTTTCATACTAAAATTAGAACCGTCTATACAATTATTATTAGGATAAGCATTTGTGGGTGAACATAACATTATTTATTCCTCCTTTCATTTTTTGTTTCTGTTTATATAAAATCAGCCCACCATATTTCAGATGAGCTGATATAAATTATAAAGCAATTATTTAATACTATTGATTGCTGTCCGAAGTGTCTTATTCATATAACTCTTAATCTGCTCAATAACAGTATTGCTATCCTTTGAATCATAAACATTAAACGTGTTATTCAATGTTATAGACTTATTATTAACAATACTTTGTGCGTTATTAACTGTACTATTTGTAACAGGAGCAGTTATCGGAGTATTCCCAGTGGCAGTATTAGCAATAGCTTGGAACTGTTGTGGTGTAACAGTAGCGCCCAAACCACTTAAATAATCAGCAAGACTTACAGTTACATATTTATCATTGTCCTTGTTGTCATTAACATCTTTATTATAAATGGCTTCTGCCAAACCATTACGAATATTTTTTGCTGTATTTTCATCAATATGAAGAAGCCCATTCTCATCAACACCCAGTGCCTTTTTAGCCTGTTCAATAGCTAACTGGTCTTTGGCATTGCTTTCCATGTCAGAGAAAGTATCTTTATAAGCATTAGCACTATCAATTTGTTTATCAATAGCTTCTTGTTGCTTTTCATAAACCTCGATTTGTTTATCAATATCAGTTTCTTTTATTTCTCTTTTAACATCATCAAGTTCCTTTTGAGCGTCCTTAACAGCTTTTTCATCCTGGATCTGTACAAGTCCCTCGCCCTCTTTATAAACAAAAACTTTCTGTTTCTTTGCTTTTTCAAGATTATTCTGGGCTTCAATCAGGTCAAGTTCTCTCTGTTGCTCGTCATTTTTTCCTTTGAGAGCGTCTTTTTCATCATTGAGAGCGTCTATTTTACTATCAATAGCATTTTTTTCTTTTTCAAGAGCGTCTATCTGTTTATCAGTTACCGCCTCAATAGCATCTAAAAGAGTTGTATAATAATCTATCTGATTTTGAAGAGCATCGGAAATTGATTTATCTGCTGATTTAGAAGAACTACTATTGGGTTCTTTTACATTATTCTTATAACCATTAAGAATATTTATAAGTTCTTCCATAGCGGTTATGCTATCTTTTACAGATGCATAATCTTTGAACAAACCCGTTTCGACAGCATGTTTATAAGCATAAGCCGAAGATATCAGTGAAATTTCATGGGCATATTCTTCCATACGAAGCTTGGCTTGTTCAATTGCAGATTTCGTCATATCAATCTGACTATCAATATAATCATCTCTAGTCTGATACGCTTGTTTGCTTACACTTTCAAGAGCAGACTGTTCAAAAGTATAACCATCAGAAGTTTCAATAACGCTATTTTTTAATTGAGGATATAACATTATTAATTTAGTCATATCATCATAAGAAAGAGAATTGCCTTCGTTAAGAGTTTCTTGTGCTTTCTTTAACGTTGAAATACTATCATTATAGCTATCAACTTGTTTTGTGACTTCATCAAAAGAATCTCTTATTCTATCAGCATCAGAATAATTGAGTAAAGATTCTTGGAAAGAAGCAACATTCAAATCATCTTGCGCTCCTTGGAGTGCTTTCTTTCTTTCTTCAATTTGCTTGTCAAGGGCGTTTAATTCATCTAAATCTGCTTTACCATTGATATGTTTAAGTTTTTCAGCACGTTGAACATAAAGATTTTCAATCTCTTTAGAAACAGCATTAAATTGTTCCTGATACGATTTCTTCTCTTCAGCAATAGCATCTTTACCACCATCAACAATGATGGTATCATAGCTTAGCCTGAGAGCTTCTAAATCAATAGTCCAAGTCCCATCTTTCTGTTTAACAAACTTATCAAACAAAGACGGGTCTAATTCAAGAAGTTCATTAACCTCTTTAGCAGTCAATCCTGTACCAGCAGTTATTTTTTGCATTGCGGACTGGTATGTGTTAGAACCACTAATAATATCTTTGAGCAGTTCTTGAAGTTTGGTTAATGCCTCATTGAGAGAGGTTACTTCAGTTACAGCGTTATTTGTTGGTTCAATTGTACCATCTAATGCACCAGACATACCATTAAACGCAAGAGCAATTAAATCAAGATTGTCTGCACTATCCACAACTCCTATTTCAACAAGTTTATCTATAAACTCATCATATTTGGGGTCATCAAGCATTTTAGCTGTAACCTTGCCCTGCTTTCCCAAATCTCGTAAGTCTTGAACAGCATCATCAAATTGCCAATTATCAACAACACGATTAAAAGCATTTGTTTTGGCATTTGTTCCACCTAATGCTATTGCATATTTATCCTGAAAGTCATTTATATAATCAAGCCATTCATTTACAGCTTTATCATCTTCAGTTGTAGGCTCTCTTATATAAGAAATATCATTTGCTATTTCAGACCACTCATCATTCTTAGATGTTAAATATTCTTCAATATCATCTAAACGTTTTTGAATGCGCTCTCGTTCTTCATCTGTTTCAGAATTTGATAGGTCATCAAGAAGTTTTTTTCTGATTTCAAATTGTGCTTTTATATAACCAGTCTCATTAGTTAAATACTCATCACTAATTGAATATTGGCTTACAGGCTTTTTGCCATCAGGATTAACTTCATGTTCAAAAGGATTTTCGGTATCTTTTACCATAGTTTGAACAAAGGTTTTATTTTTCTTTTGATTCTCTATTTTTTGTTCAAGCTCAAGTAAATCAATTTTTCTTTGTAATTCATTATTAGTATTTACAAGATTATCATATTCCTCTTTTTCAGTAAAAGTAAGAGAATCCTTTCCTTTTAATTCATTTATTTTCTCAGCAGTAGTCTGCAATTCATCATTTAATGATTTTAATTCATCTTCTGTCTTTTTACATTCAGACTTAATATTGTCAAGTTCTTCTTTTGACTCTTCAAATGAGACAGTTAAAGCGTCTGTAATCGCTACAGTAGTAGCAATCGCTCCTGCTAATAAAATAAGCCAGCCAACAGGGTTACTAATTAAAAATTTACCAATAGCTTTAATCGTCCCGCCAATTGCTTTAGTAAGTACTTGGAAAGATACAGCTTCGCCATAATTAGCACCTTGCACGCCCAATGCAGAAACAATAAGTTCAGCATCTTTAACTGACAATATACCCTTTGATGTAGCTTCTTGAATTTGAGCAGCAGTAAGACTGATTGTAGCATTTTCTTCAAGCTGTTTTTCTGTAACTAATCCTGCTGATAAAAGAATTGATTTTGCATCTGCTTTATTACCCAATTCTTGCTGAACTAAGGAAATTGTTTCTTGCGCCGTTAATGCTTCTGATGAAGTAATAAGCCCTGCTTTTGTAAGAATAAGTTCTTTTTCAGAAGCAGAAAGTTGAGTTGTAGACAAAGCTAATTTCGCTTGTTCTAAAGTCAATCCATTAATTGACGTAGCATATTTTGCAATAGTAGTATCATCAATAATTGCATTTATACCTGTGCCTTTAAATGATGTTGTAATAGTCTTAAAAGATTCTGCTGCCGTTGTAGCTTGTTTTAAATCAGATACCCAATTCTTTATACTAAACGTTCCAATATTCTGAAAAAGTTTTTTAGCTGATATTCCTGCCAAAATTGTAGGTATCAATCCTATTTTCTCTATAAGTTTAGATACTACTTCAAAAATACTAGATACAGTTGTTAATACCCCATTTAAAGGTGATGAAGCATCACCCAAAACATCTAAAACTCTAGTTAAACTTTGAAGAATAGTTTTCTCAAAATCACGAGTAATAGAAGACTGTGCTATACCAGTAAAGGTTTCTGCCAATTCATTTTTAGCGTAATCAACAGAATCTTTAATTACTTCCATTTCACGATCAGCAGAACCAGCAGATTCATTTTCGATAACATTCATAACATCTTTTGCTGCTTGAATGTTACTAAGTATTGCTGCACCAGCCTGAGCTTGATATTTGCCAAAAAGCTTTTCAAGAAGTTCTTGCTGATTTTTTTCGCTTAACTCATCATATACGTCAGCAATCTGAACAAGGTAGTCATAAATTGATTTATAATGTTCCTGTGTTTCATCTGTAAATAACGATACACCTTTATAATCATTGCTTGCAACCTTAGTCAAATCAATTACTTTACCTGTAATGTCTACAAGATCATCAGATAATTCTTCAGTGCTTTCGTCATACCCTCTTACCCTCATGGCAACGCTCTTTAAAGCGTTACCCATTTTTTCACTATCTTGTAAAACTTCCTGACCAGCTGTAAACAACGCAATAGTTTCAGATAGAGTTGAATTCATTGCTGCCATTGCTGCCGAAGAACGAGACAAGCCAGATATGATATCATTATTGTCCGTTGCAAAACGGTTCATTCTGTTGCTTTCACCAAATTGGCTACTGACCATACCAAGTATGGCGGTTAGTTATTTCTAGCTAACTCTCACGTTTCATTTTATTTGGGATTATATCGTGAGTTCAGACTGTATATTACTCTCGCCTTTCGGCAGGGAGGATAACTTCAATATATATGTTGCCATATATATCTCGCAGTCGTTACGCATATATTGTGTTTAATATTTTTTCTTTTATTTCATCATTGCTTAAATAATACGGTAATCTTAACAATGATATATGTTTTTCTTTGCAATATTTATTTTTAATTTCATCTCGATAAACAGTTTGTCTATAACCTTCTTTGCCACCAAATAAACTTACAGGCTTATAATGCTGTTGCCCATCATATTCTATAAGACATTTAACTGATTTATCCGGGTTGATGATTGCAAAATCAAAACGTAATATGTATTTATTTTTACAATCTTCATATGTATATTCTTGAATAAAGTCAATATTATATTCTGATAAAAAATCTGATATTATTTTTTCTTTTATAGATTTTCTACCACAACCACATGATTGCACATGATTATTTTTTAATCTTGCTGGTAATTCGTCAAATGTATTTCCACAGAAGCATCGACATTTCCACAATTGTTGATTATTTTTATTCTTTTTACTAGGATATAATATTTCAACACCACTATCCGATACATAGCCCGTATCGTCCTTCCGATTTGACTCCGATGAACGTTCCCTTTGCAAACATCCACATGATTTAGTATGACCACTTAACACATCATGACGTAATAAAAGTACGTCTTTCTTGCCACAATCACATTCGCAATTAACTATTGGTTTTTTATCGTCCCATATTTCTTTAATCACTAACAATCTTCCATATTTTTTATTAGTCATATTTATATAATTATATTTTTGTTCACTATTTTTATTACATCCACAAGATATATCCGCATTTAGGTTTTTAAATTTTAGTAAATTGTCAATAGTTCTTATAACATTATTACCACATTCACATCTGCATAACACCTTTGGTCTACCTTTAGGATTTTCTTTTCTATCAGGATATATCATTTCAATCACTTCTAATTTACCAACTTTTAATCCAACATAACTTTTTCGTCTTTTTAATCCTGCTTCTTTTAATGAGCATTGTTTACAACGTGTGGTATGTCCTTTAGTCAAATTATAAGTTTCTACAATAATATTATTCCCGCATCTGCATCTACAAACCCATTTAATACATTTTTTCTTTCCAGTATCATCTTTTGGTGCAATTCCAATTACATGTAAATCTCCAAAATCTTTATCTAATAAATCTTTCATTTTTATATAACTCCTTACCGTATTAAAGTTATATATTAAACACAATATCTTTGCTCGGTCTCAAACATCTCTGTCTTTTGACCGATATAGTTATCTACTGAGATTTTTCAATCTCCATATATTTCTATATGTTTAGGCAATTATTTTACCTATCTCATTAATTGGTGACATTATTCCTTCTTTAACGTCATCAACATCAATTTTAAATGCCTTCATAACACTTACAAGTCCAGTTGTTGCCGTATCAACGTCCATGCCCGGAGAAATGCTTGCAAACATTGATGAAAGTTTAGACATTTCTGTTGCAGCTTCTTTTGTCGAGAAACCTAATCTAGACCAACTAGATGCCTGCGATATTACTTCCTTAGTAGTAACACCCAGCTGTTTAGCAACATCATTAGCAGAATAATAAAAATCCTCTAAATCTTCACTAGTACCCTTGAAAGTCTTTCTTAAATCAATCAACTCAGTATCAAGTTCAGCAACAGTTTTAAACATACCTCTGATTTCTCTTGCAATAGAAGCTGTTACCATTGTCAAACCCATCCATCTAGCAAACTTCTGAGCATCCGCCCAAAGTTTCTGAAATACCGTTCCACCCTCAAGACCTAGTGCCTTAACTTCAGACCTCATAGCCTTAAATTGAGAAGTTATCTTCTGAATATCGCCATTATCAGCCCCAGATTTTAACTTACTCATCATAGCATTCCATTCTTGTGAAACAGTCATGCCAGACGTAAGAGTCTTATTAGATTTCATTGCTTTACCATTAGCCACAGCAAAAGCTTCAAGTTGAGCAACAAGAACTTTTATCTTACCTTTCTGAACATCAACACCATTAGTCTGTTTTAATTGAGTTTGTAAATCCTTGGCAGAAGTTTCAACCGTTTTAATCTGGCTATTAAGATTAGTCATATCATTGACTAAGGTAGCAAAAGCAGTAGAATCAATCTTGCCAGTTGTATTACCTGTAGTAGCCATTGTACTAACAGTTTCTCGCATTTGAGTAAGTTTAGTAACAAACTGGTCTATTTGTGCAATCTGAGCCTGAACACTAGATTTATTAGAATTATCCGCAAAAATCTTACTATTTTTTAAGCTATTCAGATTATCAATTGATTTTTCAATGGCAGTAGCATAGTCATTAACTTGCTTAATATTTTTAGCCATTTGGGTGTCGGCTTGATGATTTTGAGCTATAGTTGTATCTTCTCTTGCTTTAGCCACCTTTTGAGTAACATAAGCTTCTTGCTCTTCAAGAGAAACAATATTCTTCAAAGTGCCACTTTGCATTTGAAGATTTTGCAAAGTTTTTTCTTCATCATGTAATTTTTGCTCTAAATAAGCCTTATTGCTTACATCGGTTGAGCTAAGTTTAGAAATCTGAGTTTGTATCTGATAAATCTTATTCTGACTTTCAACCTGACTATCAAGATTAGTTTTAAGTCTTTGATAATTAGTTATAAGCTCTCCAATCCTTGTTACATACTTATCTAATGTAGCAGAATTTGTAACACTTTTAATGCCACGTTGCAAAGACGCTATTTCTTTTGCAACATTACCAACTAATAATTGCTGACCTCTCCATTCTGTTGCGATATTATCAAGATAATTCTTATATATAGCAGTTTTAGTTGCCATATCATCAATCTTGTTTATTTGTTCAGAATTTATCGAAAGCCAATTAGCATTTCCAGAACCCTTGAATAACTCTTGCAATGCTTGGAATTTCGTCTTAGCATTGTCTAATATATTAAGAATACTAGTTAATGCTGAAGATTTCCCGGCTTGGTCTTCAATATTACCAAGGTTAGCAAAAGAAGAAGTAAGATTATCAATCTCTGTTTTCATTGCTTGAACCGGGACTTTAGAATTATTAATACTATTTATAAATTTATCAATATTATTTCCCGTATCAACCTTAACAGTTTCAAAACCTTTTGCTCGGAGTTGAGTAGCAACCTTTTCAGCATTATGATACTGAGTAACCATCTGGTTGAGAACACTTATTTCAGCAACTACATTTGCTTTCATCGAAGCCATTGTGGTTTCATCAGCATTTTTTAATGCTTCTATTGATTGTTCTACTTTTATATACTGCTGATTAAGATTATTAATATTTTCATCAGACTTTACAGATTTGCCACCATTTACATCCTCCCAAGAAGAACGTATTTTTTGTAAATCAGATGTGAGTGATGTTTGCAAAGCTTTAATTTTATCATTATATTTTTGTTGCGAAGTAATTAATTTTTGAATACCCGCATCAGCTTCCCTAACATTCGAAAGCATATATACAAAATTAGGATTATCTTCATCACCAATATTTTTCCAGGTATACGCAAACTTCTGTAATTCACCAGTTGCAGACTTAACTTCGATGGTAAAATACTTTATAAGGTCAGAAGACCCTCCTCTTGCATTCATAGTTGGATATTTTATTGACGAAGAAGATACTTCACCAAACTTCTTAAAAGCTTGAATTGCTTCATTAATACCATTTTCATTCCCACTGAATGTCATCAAAGATGAATCAATATAATCTCTAAAATTACTTGCAGATTTTAAAACCTTATTTTGCTTTTCTTGTGCCTTGGTAACTTCTTCAATGGCTCTTAACTTCTTTTGAGCTAATTCAGTAGAATTTTTAGTGGCAGTTGTATTCTGATTTTCAACATCAATAGATTGCTTTATATTTTCAGCGTATGCCTTTTGAACATTGGCAACCTCATTATAGACACTACTAAATTGTGCCATTGTACCGATAGCATTTTGGGCGTTGTTATCAACGACTGTATAACTTAAACCAATTTTTTCAAGCGTACTATTCAAAGAACTTGTATTAGTTCCGTTGGCAGTAAATTGGTTAAATAAATCTTGCGTTATTTGGAGTTTACCATCTAAATTTGTAAATTCCGAAATAATATTCTGAATTTGCTGCGCCGTATTAATTAATCCAGATGAACCAGAAATATTAGCTATGCTAGAAAATAATTTGTTAATATCAAGTTGGTCAAGTTGAGAAATGGTAGTAAAAGATTTATTAATTTCGGACAGAAAATTTAAAATCTGTTGCCTATAATTTATAAGTATATCATCAAGAGTACTACCTAATTTCCATAATGCACTATCATCAGGGACACCAACAACATCTTTATTTCTTAAATTATTCCAAGTATCCCCAAATATTTGCTTGAATTGTTTATTTGTTCCTAAATATTGCCTAGTAGCTACATCGCATTCACCAACTGCATTAGCAATATCATGATATAATGCTTTAAAATTATTAAACGCTGTTATCGTTTCTTGATTTTTAAATTGTTTCCCATAATCTTGAGCAAATTGTTGCAACGCTTGTTGAGCCTTAGCTATTGCAGAAAAATCCTGCTTTTGAGTTGTAACTTGGAATTCTCTCATCAGAGATTGAAGTTCAGTTTTAGTTTCAGACGTTAATGACTTTATGTCAAACGCCTTTATAAAAGCATTTGACATTGCTTTAAGATTTTCCAAATCAATCTGAGAAATATCCACCTTTGGAGCAACTACTGCTTTTTTATTAATTGCATTAATCTGGGTAGTAACAGTCTGATTAACTTGACTTAACTGTGACTGGACATTTGAATTGACATTAAGATTTATTGCTTGCTTATTATTAAATAATGACTGTAATTGATTCTTAATATTATTAATTGAATCATCAGATAATATTGCATTTATTTTTATATTTGTATTTTTGTTATTGCTTAATTGTTGCTGAATTTTCTTAACTTCTTCAGGAATATTCTCCATTCCTAAAGTGACGGGTATCCTAATTTGTAAATCTTCTGCCATTTCACTTCACCTCTAATCCTTGTTTTTGTAACCCTTGTTTTAACGCCTTTTTATGCCATTCATAATCTTTTAACTCGTCTCTTGTATTCTCAATAAAAGGGCGAGGGACACCATCATATTCCCAATTAGAAATATCATATCCTCTGCCACTTTCAATTACCCCCACAATTTCTTCACCAGCATTTGCAGATTTTTTTGTTTTTTTATCACTTGGGTCATAATAATACGGAGAGCCTAAAGTGTTGTTTTCCACAATAAGTGTATTCCCATCAATAGAACTATTAATATTTCTATTATCTAATAATCCGTTTTCATTCATTCTTCTAGCATACCTACTAGGGTTATATACATCATAAACATCTTGTGCAATATGGTTTTGCATTACTTCTGTTACTGTTTGAGCAACATCGGTCAATAAAGCAATGTCAACCTTTTCTTGTAATGCTTTTTCAAGTTCTTTAAGGCTTTTGCAAACTTTAGCCATTAAAAATCACCAGACTTTAATAATCTCTCCATTACTTTACTATCATGTTCTGCAACACTCTTATCATGAGCAAGGCAAATTACCGTGATTTCCATTCCTGCTTTACAATCTGCACTTAATATTCCAAGAATAGATTTCATATCTACTGTACGATTACCTAAATCAAGATAAACCATACTTTTGAGTGCATTTGTTTCTGATACGATTTTATTAACCATCCTGCCAGATAAAGATATAGGGAGTACCATAGTAAACTTACTGCTTTCCATCGGCATTATCTCCCCCAACAACATTATTTGTAGATATTGCAACAGCTTTGCTCTTATTCGATGTATTTGTCTTATTAGACTTCTTCTTAGTCGATACAGTCTTAACCTTAGTTCCATTATCATCATTTTCAGTCTTTTCGACAACATTTTCTGTCACCGCCTTGACAATACTCTTAGAATTTTTATCCATATTCTTTGCAAAATCAGTAGCTTGTGTCATAACTTTCTTCATATCATCTGCATTAAACTCGCCAAAAGATGTAGAAAATCTGTCAATGGCATCCTGAACAATATTGATAAGGCTAGCAAGAGCATTATTAAGAGGATTACCAACCTGCTTCTTTATATATTCAATTTTTTCAGAAATAGCATTATCAATCATAACATTCTGATGAGGATTAATTTTATTAAGAAAATCTGTATAATAACCATTAATCCAATCAATATAAAAATTCTGAATATCATCATTGGGAAGTTCATCAGGGCAGTAATACTTCATCTTATAAAAAGCCGAAACTACAGGAGTATATTCAGGCTTATATTCTATCTCATTTGTATTTTCATTGGTGAAAAACACACTGCCAACAACGGTATTTACTAACTTACTCATCTCAATCAGTTCAATAGTATCTCTCATATTCTTTTTCCTTTCAAACTTTATTTTGTTTCTTATCTGACTTACGTCTCTTTTCAAGTTCATCGTATATAATCCAATTATCACCATTTCCATTGCCATATTTAATACTGCGACAATACCAATAAAATGGGATATCTCTAAACTTATATTCAAATAATTTTCTCTTCAATTTTGCAGTTGTGTCGGGTAATCCCTTGACATCTACAACAATCCGTCTATTATCTGCGAAAGAAATAACATAATCAGCTACATATTTTATAGATAATATCTTTTTACCTTCAAAATTCACAAACCCCTCTTGCAAAATATAAGGAACTTGCATTTCATATGAAACGATTTCGCCTATATCAATTTTAGGCTCAATCCATTCAATAAGGAATTTCATTTCCGTTTCACTATCAAAAGTTATACCTTTATATGTACGTTTTTTCTTTCCCTTTTCAGATAAATCAACATTATATTTTGATTTCTTCATTTAACTATCCTTTATCAGATTATAAAAAATAGGGAGACAACCACATTTGACGGTTGCCTTAATGGTCATCTCCCTATAATTTTATTCTTTTATAAACTTTGTTCTATTCTTTTTGGTCTTTGAATTAGGCTTGTCTTGAATAATCTCATTTACATTATCATTGACAATATTAGTTTCTGAAACTTTAATGTTGTCTACATCAGTTTCAGATTCAAATTTTATATCATCAGCCAATATTTCATCAACAATAGCCTTAACATTATCACAATATTTAATGTCACCATGTGTATCTATTGCATTCTGTAATTCTGTTCTAGCCTTGTCTTTACTGTACTCGCCATTATGATACATAATAATAGGAATATGATATGCAAAATGAGCTGGACAGCAAACTACCCTACGCCATTGTAAAGTTTCGGGTGTATTTTGCTGACAGGTATTGCAAGCCTTAAATTCTTTACCACAGACCAAACAATGCCTGATTATTTCCATATTTATTTAATCCTTTATCAAGCGGTCTTGTAAACCTTGAAGTCCCAGAACTTGGAGTTGCCCACTCCACACTTGTCAACAAGGCTCTTGAACTGGAAGGGATGCTCAACACCATCGCCACCCATATCAAAATCAAAGTTAGCATTCCAGTCACAACGATAAATTTCAATCTGAATGAAGTAAGTCTCATCACAGGTGTTCTTGCCAAGGCAATTAATAAAGGTATGAGTGGTCTTACCATATGTATCAGCAGAGTTGCCTACGGAAGCACCGTCCTTCTCATACTCATAAACTACCTCGATAGTACCAGCATTAGCAATGCCAGTAGGAAGCGTAATCTTCTTAGTACCGGGAGTGTATGCAACATGAGATGCATCCTCGGAAGAAGCCTGTTCATACTTAGTAGTTGTGCCATCAATAGTGATAAGTACATTAAGAAGTTCAGAACCGGCAGTACCAACAGCAGTTTCAGCAGTAACTACTTCAGTAGCGTTGTCCTCAAAAGAAATAACCTCTCTCTTTCTGAACTTAATCTTACCAGATACAGGGTCAGAACCAGTCTGGAGAGAAAGCAGAGAGCCAGAAATATAACCAGAAGAGCCAGAGCCTTCAACAGCCTTATTCTTCTTGATAGTGAACAGTACAGTATCATTCTTACCAGTTACATCAGCACTATCCTCAGAGTTAGAAAGAGTAATATTCTTAATTTCATCAAGAATATTAAGGCAGGTATCATCAGTACGAGAATAATTCTCGATTGTCTCTACGGATGTAATCGTCCAGCCCTCAAGCATTGCAATTGCAGCATTAGCCATAATTATTCAATCCTTTCATATAATAATTCTTTGTAATTTACTATCGCCTATTTTCTTCAAATCTACTGTACCAAAATAATATCCGGACATGATATTGTCAATTTCAGCGTTTTTATTTATTTGCTTGTATGAAGCATATAAATCATATAAAGTAATATTTTTAACCGTTTCAAAATTATATTTGAAATTACAGTTATTAACAAGAAATAAAATAACGCCATCTAAAGCAGATGACGATTTACTATCTTGTTTATTTTGGAGTCGAGCCTTCTCACGTTCACGTTTTTTCTTAGCCCTATCCAAAATATAATCTCGTGTTTCTTTTTCAGGGACTTTTCTATATTCACGATTTTTTTCAGCGTGTAAAATACAGCATAACAAATCTGATAACTGTTCATAAATAGCTTTATTAAAAATCACTTGGTCTTTACCATTTACAAATATTACATTCTTATTATCATCATTACTTTTTGCCCATATATCAGAACAATCAAGTGTAGGAAATACTAATTTCCAACGTTGAATAATTTTTCCCCTGTCTTTGCCCTGTTGTATTTCAGACAACAATGATAACAAAAACATTGTGAATACTTCATATTCCGTAACATCTGTCCAGTAAATTCCAATTTCTTTTAACTCTAACATTAAATCAGTAGGCGTTTGAATAAATAATGAAGCTGTTTGAAGATACCCTCTTTCAATAATAATATCTCTGTCTTCGCCCCAAACATCGCCAACCATTGGGATATTTACAGTTATTAAATCATTGAATTTATACTGTTTTTTATTAAGAAGATTAAATTTCGCCATTATTTAATCCTTATATCTTATTCTATCCGACCAATCCGTTACACGGAACGTAACCAGTCTGCCAGTATATTTATTAGTCCCCGAATTAAATATACTGTTAGAAACATAATGAGCCTTGGCAATACCAAAGCAATCTTTTTCACCGAAATCTTTTTTCAATTCTCTTACAAGAATATCATTTCGTAATTTATCTTTATACTTTGGCATTTTATAATGGGTTAATACCCAAAAATATAAAGTTACCTCTATATAGGTTTTATTAACTCTCGATATAACAGCATCAGATAAATCATACAAAATAAACGACCCTGTTTCAGTTATTGTATCCGGTATGTACTGATTAGGAAAAATATGTGTCCACATTAACTCATCTGCTTCTTCCAAACTATATTCACCATCACTAAGAACTTCTACAATAGTCGGGTTGGCAAGCAAAGTATTCGTCACAAGATTTCGATAATCCTCTATTAAATTATCATTTTTCCCCATCATACACCCCCTACAATATTAACCGTTATCTCACCTGTATTTCCTGTACCATCATCACATTTAAGAACAAAACTTTTACCAATAACATTCTCATTTTGAGAACATTTTATCTTGCATTTATTTTCACCAGTCACCGGAGTTAAAGTAATACAACTCTGTACATCAGGTGTAGCAACAATATTCCATGTAACAGGCGTTAGGATATTTGCAGTAAATGTTTTATAAGACCCGCCTACTCTGATACTGGGATTGCCAACATAAGTAATTTCAATATTGTTTGGCGAAACAGGTTTATTATAATCGCAAAGCCATTCTTCAATATTATCTGTATCGGGATTATAAACATCCTCGCTAAATATCAAACATAATACTCGGCTTTCAGCATAAGATTCACTGACAGTATCAATTCTTGTAATTCTATACGGTATCGGATTTACGTTGTTATAATCAATAAACATTCGTTTGGTACGGTCAAGATAAATTGTCTCATTATCTAAAGATGTATATACCAAAAGCTGATTATAACCCAATGTAAGAATTTTATTTCCCTCTTCTCCGGTATTATATTGCGAAGCATTTTCAACGTGAAATGGCTGATAAATTATATTACCATCATCATCTTGCCATTTAGCAATATAATTACATAAATACAAAACTACTTTTTCATACACCTTGTTATTAGTAGGCATAGTCATTATAAGCCAAATATTCCATCTATCATAATCTTCGTCATATACTTTAACATATTTGTAATCCGAAATTGTTTTCAAACGAGTTAATAATTGGCGTTGCCAACCTTTCGTTTGAGTTTCAGGAGAATTGCCTTGTATAATACCCTCGGTTTCAAATTCTTCTTCAAACGAATTTGTTTCTTTATCAAACTTCCCTTTACAAAGAAGAATTTTATTTGATAAGGGCGAATCTATCAAAAAATCATCTATACCTAAATTAGCGTTAAATCGGAAATCATTTTTTTCTGTTCCCCCAGTATAATGTGGCGAATTAATTAAATACCATTCTGTACTCATAAACTCACCTCAATTATAGGCTGTTGGTAGTAATTTATCATAAAATTCTGCTATTTTTGTATCAACATAATCCAATTCTTCTTTTGCGTGTGCCTTATCAGCACTTGTATTATTAAGAGTTAAATCCTTGCCAATAATATTAGTCCGTTTTATAATTCGGTCATATTGGCGTTCACAATAATAACGTTTGATTGTATATCCAAGAATTTGAATATACAAATATGGCAACGAGATTAATTTTCCATCTTCATCATAATACAAAAAAGACTTTGTGGAATCATCAAATAGTAGAGGCTCAATTTCCTTTGAAAATTCTTCAATAGCCATTTTAAACCACTGCAAAATAAGCTCGTCATTAAGTTGATATTTTTCTTGAAATGTGGCTTCAAACACATCGACCACATCTTTATATGTAGTGATTGATATTTTCACCACATCCTTTCTTTTATACAGTCATACCACAAACGGCTTCACATTCTCTAATTTTATTAAAGTCATTAAAACCACATTCTCTAATGAGTTTAATCAGAAGAACCTTTTCTGCTTGTGTAGTAAAAGTTCTAGTAACTTCCTTCTTAAAGTCGTCAAGTCCTTTAATCGCAAAAATCTTTTCAACCTTATTCTTATCAATAAGTTCAGATGTAATATCAAGATAATCCCTTGTGAGTTTATCATCTATAAAAATAGTTGCATGGTCGCCGTTCCCATTACCACGAAGAAGTTTATTTCCATTTTCAAACTGTGAAATTACTTCTGCACGAGATAATCTTATCGAACCACCTGCTTTGATATTTACCTCTCCATTGGTTTCAAGTTTATTAAACCCAACCATCCAGTTAGCAAGATTTTTAAGTGTTATCTTTTCTTCCATGTTTAATGGTTTGATTTCTTCTTGAACATCAGATACATTTTCATCTGTAATAGCATCGTTTGTAGTTTCAATAACTGTATTATCTTCAGGAATTGTATTTTCAATAATCTTTGTTGTGTTCTCTCTTTTAGCCATATTGTCAATATATCCTTTCATGTGCTTTAATTATGGGTTACTGATTTAGTAACCCATAATCATTACCACTTAATTAAAATTAAAGATTTGTGTCAGAAAGCATACCGAGCTGGAATTCTCTGCCACGAACTACCGTAGTAGCAAACTCTACATCAAATCTAGACAGAACATGACCAGTGGTAACATCATTACCGCTAAATGTAGTCAAACCACCTCTTGTCCAAGACTTAATGGGAGAGCCAAACTGCCCACCAGTAGGAACAACAATAGCAAGACCTGCATCAAGCATGGTGCTAAAGTTGTCGCCAGCAGCATTGAGGTTAGAATAATCATAAGGATTAGTCATCTCTGCAAGAATTGCACCATTATAAACACCAAGAATACCCTTTGTGCGAATGTCTCTAAGGTCATCAGCAGAAATACCCTGAATATAGCCGTATCTGCTACCATTGTAGGCAACCTCAGAATTAAAACCAGCCCAAGGAGTAAACTGCTGAAGAAGTGCATAATCACCAATAACAGTTGCGCCAGTGCCAAGTCTTCTTACCTTCTTGAGAACATCGTCAACACCAATCTTAGTAAGACCCGCACCCTCAAAGAAATACTTTACAGGAGTTGCATTCTTAACAGCATTATAAGCGTTAGTTACAATTTCCTTCTTCATCTTATTGATAATGTCAATTCTAACCTGATTCTTACCTTCATTCTCCTTAGACATATCACCAAGCATAAGTCTACGATAATCAGTAGCCCAACCGCCAGAAATGGTCTTTGTACCAATGGTGTACTTCTCAGCCTTAATAGCAGGGAAAATTACATCAGCATTAAGAGCCTGTTCACGAGACTTATCGCCAATAAGTTTCCAAGAATCTATCTCAATAGACTCATCATAGCCCAGAGATTCAAAGTCGCCAAAAATACTCAGGTTCTGTATCTCGGCAGTAAGGAAAGGTTCAACAGAATACTTTCTGATAGTATTAAGCTCAGCAAGAGACTTCGCATCGCCATTAGCAATACCCTCGCCCAGTTCCTTAATTTTATTTACAACTGCATCTGTCTTCTTACCGTACTTAGACGTATCCTTACCATCAGTAAGTGCAGAGAAAATCTCTACGATAGGGGAAGAATGCTTAATTTCATTTGTAAGAGTAATATCAGAATCTCGTCTTACATTATTCATTTCAAAAGTCATAGCCATAATTATTTTTCGTCCTTTCTTGTTAATTTACTTCACAATAACTTCAACCAGAACACCATTGCCGTCAAAATCGATCTTCTTTACAACTTTAAAATATACTCCACCATCAGAAATACCTGAGTCAGAAGTCATAATATGAAAATTGCCGTCAGCACCAGCATTCATAAGAGTTGTGCCAGCAGTAATAGAAGCATAAGTCTCGGAAGAACCGTATGTAATACTATCAGGAGAAACCTGAAGGCATTTACCCTTCCAAGCAGATACATCCCAAGCTGTAACAAGTTCGCCAGCGGGAGTTACAAAATCCTTATAAATATCATCGCCTCTGCCATAGTTTGCAATAAGCTTAATACCAAGACCAGTAGTAGGAGCAGAAACCACTACGCCATCAGTAACAGTACCGAGGAAGAAATTCTTTGTACCACCAGCAGCAGCCTTAACTGTACCATCACCGACACCAGTCTTCTCAATCTGAGAAATTTCATATACCTTAATCATTTACAAAATCCACCTTTCTAAATTAATAAATAGAACCATCATCATTGCTATTTATAGAAGTATCATCTACATCAGCAAAAATATCAATCTTCTTAGAGTTCTGTTCTGCAAGAACTTTTGCCTTTTCAGCCTCAGAAGCGATAGTTGCCTTACCAATACCCTCATAAATCTTAGCCGTAATAGAATTAATTTCAGACTTGATAGGGTCAGCATTAAACGCTTCGATTTCAGTTTTTGCATATTCCTTCTGTTCATCAGTAAAATCAGCCAGAGCAGTATTAAGTTCAGACTTCTTCTGTTCTACCTTAACAGCATTAAGTTCATCCGTAAGTGTATTCTTTTCAGCAGAAATTGCTTCTACTTCACTCTTTGCTGTTGCAAGAGACGCTTCAAGTTCAGATACCTTTTCTGTTAAAGAATTAACTTCTGTTGCCTTAATTTCAAGAGCAGAATTAAGTTCAGCAATTTTTGACTCAAATTCCTCGGTCTTACTATTGCACTCAGAAATAGTAGCCTTAATGGAATCTGTAATCATACCAAGTGTCTTTTCATCCATTGTTATAGATTCCTCCTTAATATCATTTTTTTTATTATTCAATTCAAGTAGTGAAGCTGTGTGGTCGGATGGCTGAATACCACAGCCAAGAAGAGCATATCCAGAAAATTCAAATTCAATAGGTATTCTTCCGAAATCTTTATATCCGTATAAATAAACTATTGCTGGGTTATGCTCGGTTCTTACTATTTCAACACTACCATAAATTGTTTCATTGTTAGATAGCTTTTCAGATAAAAGGTCAATACAGTCAGAATATCTCATATAATCTAATGTGCCTTCGCCTACAAAGACCTTTTTTGTTTCATTATTTTCATTAGCAATTTCATCAATATATGCTTTGTCAAAGTGACCTATTGTGGTAGCATTGCTTAACAATGGAACACCATCTTTATACTGACCTGTCTCACCATGACCAAGAATATCCGTTTTACTATCATCTACAAATTCAACGGTTACACTTGAACCAATAAGAGTGTCTTTTACTTTTTCAACATACTCATCTATCCAAGTAATACCATTGTCGTTGTATTCTGTGCCTGTTTCATCAACAATACAGGATTTATCATAAATTTCAGCAAGAATAAGTTTAAATCTCTTATAACCTGTCTTTTTTTCCTGTTTATTGTTAATTTCAAAAAGTTTCATTATTAATCACCACCTTTCCATCAACTTGTACTCGGTTTAGGCTGATCATTGGTGTTATTCCCCTGAGTGGCTAATGTACTATCATTTGTTGCATTTTCTACACTAGGTCTACCACCCTTATCTTCTTCACTTGAATTATCATCACCCGAAGAATTATAAGATGTCGGATGGGGTGTGTATTTATCGTCCCATTTTTCTAATTTTTCCATATCCATAAGAGATAAATATGCGTCCAAATCCCAACCAACAGAAGTGATCCATGTAGATTTACTACCACTACCAGACATATAGAGTTCTTTATTCAGAGCAACAAATTTATCTCTATTAACAAGACTTGTCGGGAGATAATAAATCTGTATTTCGTTATTTTTATCTCTTACAACATTTTTGTTTATCACATAGGATAATTCGGCTGCAATTTCTGTAACCCAAGTATAAACCTTACTAAATAATAGCTCAAGACTAAGTTGCTGAGATGAATAGTTGCCACTTTCACCGTCAAGAAGACCCAACGCAAAACCTAGTCCCAAAGCAATATTTGAATTAAGTTTAGGTTCAATCTCTTCGTTTAGAATATCTACGCTTGTATCAACAGAATCAATCTTTGTCCCCGCAGCAACAGTAAAGAACGATGTTCCTCCACGATTATTTTTTGTCATAACCGCACTTTTTACCGTCTTATGCTGTTCTTCTTGTTGCGTTCTGGTTAAACTACATCTTCCTTTTTCGCCTTCAGGCAAAGTTTGATAAATTATTTTGTTATTTACTTCACCTAATACACTTCTTTTTGTAGTGATTAAATAATCGTTATAAAAAATATCTATAAGAGCAGGAATTGTAATTGGTCTGCCATAGGGTTCACGTCTATCGCTTTTTATCTTATGAACAACTGTTTTGTTATTATCTAACACAAGCCAACTACCCGATGTTTCATTGTTCTTCCACTTTTCATATCCGTTACGAATGTCATAAGGATAACATTTAAGTTTATTTATTTTCTTTTCTTCTGTAAATTGATTAAAATAATCAAGGTCAAACGCAATTACAGGTCGATTGTTTTTGTAACCTCTTATTTTTACATAATCAACAGGTAGTGGTATCATTGCCACAGAAACATCTAAATTATTCAGTTCCATAAGCCCCGTCATTTCATAGTCAGAGACAAATTTTGTATTATCTACCCCTTGACCCTGAATATCAAAATAATAATAACAAGCACCATCTAAACAATCTCTAAATAAAAAATCTCGTATTATCCCCTTATCATTAATATAGTCAAGGACATTTTCAACTTTTTGTTTATTATCTTTAACCTTTTTCTTGCTCTTACCAGTTGATGTAAGAATATGAGAAAGGCTAGGCAAAGAAACTATATAGTCAACAGCATTTGATACAATGGGGTTAGTATTATATACTTTTCTGCTCAAGTCTCGAATTTGTTTGTTTTTAACTATCGGGTTAGATAATATTGATTTAATTTGCTCTGGTGTATAATTAGAAAACAAATCAAAATTTATATTGGCATATACTATATTGCTCCATTGAGAATTAAATTCATAAGATTGCTCCCTTTTTTCTATATCACCCATAACTTCACCACCTTTCTCATCTTTATAGTTAAGTGTTTAATTTATAAAAGTTGCATAATCATAATCAGAGTTATCAGATAATAAGTCTTGTTCCAAAAGACAGGCAAAATGTACCCCATATGATACACTTGTATATCTATCTTTTCGATTATTGCCTTGTTCACTTATTACAATAATACCCGTTTGGTCTCTTTTTTCATATACAAGTTCAATACACTCTTTAACTAATTGTTGCGTTTCCAAATATGGTCGTTCATAAAACAATTGCGTATCTGCCGATATAGCTGTTGTGTAATCAGATATTGTATTTAGCATACCTTCTTGTGCTTCTTGTAAAGAAATTAGAATGTCAATCATTTTATTTTCTAACGTATTTTTAAATTCTATAGCAATATCACTATTTAATTTTTGTGAAGCAACAATAGCATATAATATTGGTAATGCACCGTCCACTTTAACTCTGTTTGCTATATTATCGTCATTCATACATTTCCAAGCTTGATATTCTTTGTCACGTTCTTCATCATACATCACACGAGCTAATAAATCATAAACGAGAATACCGCCATTTCGTGTATCAAGAACACAATAATCAGCTTCAAAATCTTCAAACAACTGCTTAATTCTAAGGGCTTGTTTATTGCCATCGCCCCCCTGAATTGACTCAAGATAACATACAACCTTACGATAACCCCTCTTTAATTCTTTTTCCCCATTATCACCTGTCTGATAAATCATACTCTCAGGTAACAATCTAATACAAGAAAAGATAGAATTGTCATTGTTTTTATTTGTGACAAAAGCCATATCACAAGCTATAATTCGTATTTCTCCAGTTTGTTTAGGAATAGCATAAGGATTTCTTTTTCGAGATAATACATCAACAGTTGTCCTTGGATAAAATGGCTTTTTACATCTCATATTATCCTTAAACATTGAATATGTAAAAAATGCAGATGTATTTTCTTTTACTCTCTCATTTAAAAACTCTATTCGCCAAGTTAAACTATCTTGTTTTGCTTTTTCACGCTTTAGTTGCTTCATTGTTTTGATATTATGTTTTAATGTAATACTTTCATCAAATGCAAAAAGACAACCGCCTTGTCCGTTAAGCATATTCTTTAAAGCAGTATCAGCAATATCCCACATCCAATGCCCATTATCAAACCAACTAGAAGAAATATAAATATCTACTGGTTCATCTTGAACATCTTTTATATCTTTATAGGGTTCAATTATAGCATAAGGTGCAGGTCTAATAATTTGAAAAGGTGATAAGATACTATCATCAACTTCTTTTTCAATTTGCCTATATTCTTCTCTGAGCAAACCTGTTGATCTATGCCCACGACCACTTTCCCCGGCGCAAACAACAGTTATTGTACTACCATTACGAAAAACAATAATTACTTCATTTTGATTATCTTTAATCGTTGCTATTTCTCTCCGTAATGTAGGGGACATATTCATTAGTTCATTTTTAATTTTCTCAGTAACTATAAGTTTGGCTTGTCCTTTTGTTCCTGAAGCCAATACTATTTTTGAATAAGGTTTAACAATACAAGTGCAACAAGCATAAACTGCTATAATAAATGATTTAGCAGCAGAACGACTGGCGATTATGGCAATAAATTGACTTATACCCATAAAATACAAAATTATTACTTGGTATAAATGCAATTTTAATCCTAAATAATCAATAGCCACCCTATGCAAATTTCTTCTAAAGAATGTTGACCATAAATATAAATTGTCAACATTTTTAGGATTACTTAAATAATGAGTACTCGGAAATTTTTTATATAAAGCTTTTTGATTATCGTCAGCATATTTACTCACCATCATTATCACCGTCCTTGACACAATATTCTTTATCACGTTCAGTTGTGCCTAAGACTAAATTTTTCAAAGGTCTCAATACAAATCTTTGGAAATATTCTCCTATACCATCAAAATCTTTATACAATTTTTTGTCTTTATAATATTCTTCTGGCGTATATTGAGAAATTACAGCAAGAGTTACACCAAGGGTTTCATCGCCACTTGCATCTGTTTCTTGCACAGTTTTTAATCCTGCCTGTTTAAATGTATCACGATAAAGTTTTGTATATTTTTCAAAATCAGTACTATTGCCGTCTTTAAATGCTTTAAGCTGAAGTAATTTAGTGTAACATAAATCTTTGATAAATATTTCTTGATTATTATCACAATTGGGGTTTTGTTTTTTAAGCATTTTATAATGTTCTTCGAGAGCAACAATATCCTCACTTGATACTTGTCCCCAACGTTCAAACATTACCTTTGTAATATTTGTTTGACCTTCGGCTTTCATTTCATCTATCTGGTCTACATTTTGAATGATGCCCTTGTTCATTTCTTGCAGGTATGTATCATATGTTTTCCCATTGTTTTGATTAAGATTACAATTTCTCACATAATTCTTAATTCTACTTCTATTTGCATCAATTTTTTTTGTAGAATTAAGAATTGTCTCATTGAAATACATATCCCAATGTAAACAAATACGTTTAATTGCCTCATTCTGGCTACCAAGTATTTCTGTATATTGTTCTACTAAATTTTCAAGACAATGATTGCAAATTGGCAGAAATGAATTGTTCCCTTTATATAAAGGTGATTGACTATAAGAAAAATTACCCGACTGTTTGGTGTATTTTTTACCACAAGTGCAGCATTTATAATAATCTTCAGCAACTGGTTCAACAGGTTTTATTGTTTTTAATACGGTTTCTTCCTGATGTGTAACAATACCAGATTTATTTTTAATAGGTCTGCTTCCTTTTTCATTAATTTTTCTTGGCATAATCAATTCACCTCCAATTCTTTATCTAAAATACTTTCAATGTTATTCAAATTCCAATAAGGAATACGAATAAGTTTAATACCGTTCTGTTTACAATAATTTGTTTTTATTGCATCGTTTTTTACTGTATTTTGAAATACTATATTAGCTTGTTTATCATCACATCCATTCCATGAAACTTTTTCAAAATGCCCAATCCCGTCAAATTCTATACAAATATTATAATCTGGCAAGTAGAAATCAAAAGGTAAAGGTTTTATATTTTTGCAATTTTCAAACTTATATTGTGGAATAAAAGGTATTTTATTGTTTTTTAAATAATTATTAATTATTTGTTCACCATGTGAAAAATTACAAAATGGGCAACCAGTTTTACCATTCAAAATATTATGCGGTGTTGAAAACCAAACATTTTTACAAATCTTACACTTATGTTCAATTTTAGTTTTGTTATTTATGTATTCCCCTACAACTATAATATTAGAATTAATTTTTTGTAGGTCTTTCTTATATTGCAAAGTTGTTTTCTGTATATTATTAGAACAAACGGGGCATCCAGAATGTTTTTTCTTTTCAATCAAATGTCTAGGCAATGTTTCCCACTCATATCCACAAACATTACATTTATGTCTAGATTTAATATTTAATCCATTAAAATCACCAATTATTTTTATTGTAAAATTTGTAATTGAATTTAAAACATCAATATACTCTTCTTTTGTTTTTATTTTTCTTCTTCCATTAGAACAATTAGGACATAATTTGGTTTGATATTTACTTAATAAATTGCCAGCATTAATATCCATTTCATAAGCACATTTTAAGCATTTAACCCTTATACTATTCTTCATGTTTATATATTGCCCAATTACAATTAAATTAGGATTTTTCTTTTTTAATTTTTCTACAAATTCTTCTTGTGTTACTTTTCTGCCCATATTTTCTTCTCCATTCTACACCTTCTCCTAAATCTTTTATTTAAACACAAAGAAAAGCAATGACAGGGGAGAAGATCCTATCATTGCTTTTCTTACAGTTTGCAACTCTGTAAGTCTTTGTATCATCTCTCAATCAACCTCATGCAGCCAATCAAGACATATATAAAGCCCTACCATTACAGTAAGGCTTAATTTTATTTGATTATTTTTTATTGTATTTTTAATCTTCGCTAACTTTGCTATTGAGCTTTTTCTTTGTTTCATTAATCTCATTTGTAATTGTTCCATTACTCTTTCTAAAGAAACTACCAATCAATCCCATAGTTCCACAGAATAGCGGAATAACCTCTGGTGTAAATCTATCAGTTGCAAATATCATATTCAGTCCATTTGCCACCACGCCACCTATACAAAGCGACATTATCCAGCCAATAAAATATGATATACCAAAAGCTATTACAGGAGAGAAAATTGTCACTGCTATGCTAAGGAATGATATAAATATCAGTCCTACACAACCAAGGCGGTCTATAAGATGAGTTTCCGGGTTTGTGAAGTTGAAATTATTATTGTTGTTATTGTTCATTTTTTATGTCCTCTCTCTATCATTTTACATAAATTACAATTATTTTATATCAGAGAAACCTTTACTATCCTCTTGCTTTACAATGCCATCAGCTGTAAAGTATTTTCCAAAATCATCAACCGTTGACCGATCGTAGTAGATTTTGGTCATTTCGATACTGTTCCAAGAAAAGAACTCTCTGACTACTTCACTTGGCAAATTATAATCTCCCAAAAGACTTGTACATACATAATGTCGTAAAGAGTGAAAATAAAAATCTTCTCCAACAATTTCTGAAAATTCATCAGTCCAATTATCAAGAGTTTCTCTTCTAGCGAAATCTCCATTGCATCTTCTGACAAACACCCATTCAGAATTAATACCAAGTTTTTCACGTTCTGCTTTCCAAAGGTCTAAATATTTATCTACCTTTTTCATAACATATTTGTTAATTTGCTTGCCTAGTTGTCCTCTGCCCTTTGCTCTAATTTTATCAGTTTTATACAAACAATCAAATACTAAATGGTCATCATTAAAATATTCCATCTTCATTTGCAAAATTTCAGCTTTTCTCATGCCCGAATATGCTGCTATTGCAACCGCACAAGCTTTTTCATATTCCTTACGTTCAACAAGAGTATCCATCAAAAGTTCAACTTGTTCATCAGAAAAGATAGTCTTTTCTCTAACTGCTTCATTCACGGGGGACTCAATCTTTTTTATTATAGGTCTGAAATTCTCATATCCCTCTTCATCATCAAGAATATTCTCAATGAATAAACTCATTGAGCTAAGAGTTGATTTTACACGTCTCACACGACGAGGAGACCAATGCCATTCATTTATAGCATAATTCTGAAATTTTGCTATTTCTCGTTTTGTTAATTTTACAAAATCTTTGTTATTGTTAAAGTCAATATTCCATACAAAAAATATATGTAAATCACTCTTGTATGACCTTAAAGTTTGAGGCGCACGGTCAATAGAGGCAAGATACTCTAGAAATTCATTTATAAGCCAAGTATTATTTTCGTTAATTTCTGCTATCTTTTCCTCAGTTGTTATATGATTGTAGACAGTTGTTCTTGCCACTATGTCACTTCCTTTATTTATATTTTATAGAGCAAACTAAACTGTGAGCCGTTATATCCATTTATGTATAACGGGTTTATAATTTTAATTTTTAATCTTCCACGCCAAATTCATTTCTTAATCTTTCCACTAGAGCAATCTGACCCTTGCCAGTAATTAAAGTCTTAGGGAAAGTCTTATCCTTTGATAATAAACAACTCACTTAAAACAATTGCAATTGCTTCATCAATAGAATATTCATCTGTCACCCTTATAAATTTACAATTTAATTTTTCCTTAATATTTTCTTCACGTAATTCTTGCTTTTCATATGTATAGTATTTATGATTATTTTCATCATACTCAATTGCAATATTATAATCTAGTAAATAAATATCTATTCTATATTTCAACACTTGATATTGAAAAGCATATCTAATTTTAAATTTGTCAAATATAGCAGCCAATTGATTTCTAAACTTAATTTCTTTATTTTGCACAAAAGATATGATATTATTGTGATTGTCATCAAAATAATTGTTTATAATTATATTATAAATTTTTTCGTTTTTATTTCTTATTAAATTATAATATTTTAGATATCCATTTTTGGACAAAACATAACAATGCCTTTGTCTATTATTAGTTATTAATTTATATTTCTTCGCAAGGTTTAAGGAGTCGTCATTAGCCATCAAATCAATAATATCGACTCCAGTTTCAAACTCATCAATATTATTGCTTATCATTTCATTGATTTTATCAATTCTTGCACTGTGTATTTCAGCCACAGTATTAACCAAAATACATTTCTTGTTTTCTCCAAAACCACCCTCAACAATAGGGATTTCTATTCCCATAAAGTTTTGAGTTCCTTTAACAATAATCTCATTTTCCATAATTTTAATCCTTTCTTCACACTGAGTAGTGAACACTCAATATTTATCTTTGTTATTTGCCGATAACATTTTTTATTGTTATCTAATGTGGAATGACTACGGCAATAGCCATTCCGAAAAGGAATTAAAAATGAAAAATAAAATCATTTTTTGAGATGAATAATCACCCCACATTAAATAACAACTTATAAATATTTATAAAATAAAAGTCATTGCATACAAAACAAAACAGATAATCCATAAATTATCCATGTTGAACATCTGCAATATGTTTTTGAACAGATATTTTAATAAAAATACCAGAATCTCTTTCTACACATGGTAGATGAGCTATCAGAATAAATCTGACCTCGACTAGCAAGTAATCCTTTTAAGGACTTGGAGCTGATAGTAGGAATCGAACCCACAACATTCTGAGTACAAAACAGAAACTCTACCAATTGAGCTATATCAGCTTATCAACTATACCCTTTAAGGTATAAATAATCATATTTATCTAAAAATCATACCCGATAAGGTATAATCAATATAACAAATAAGCACCGCCCTATACCCATAGAACGGCACTCATCTGTTACGGAGGATGCGAAAGGAGTTTTATGCAAAATTAGCAATTTATGAATTTCACACGCCCAGCACAAACGTGTGCCGAGTTGTTTTTATTGGGGCTACAACATCGGAAACCATACCCATTATCGGTGGGACACCATGAGATTTGCACTCACACCTAAAAGGTCTACTGCAAGAACGCCCCATATAAAAGGTTTTATCATATCATCTGGATACCCATAAACCAAACCCACCCGCAACACATTATAAATGTGGCTATTTTGCTGATATGTACGCTAATAACATAAAAGTTGGAATATTATTTATAGACGTAACCATAAACGTCTTCCCCATTTCGTTCATTAAGGCTGGTTAACTTCCTGTAAGGCTGTGATATAGTCAGACAGCACTATTGCACTGCCTGACCCCACATCTATCAATTATCTGTACAGACAAGAGATATTCTTAATTTTATAGATTTTACTCTAATCTATTTTTATTTTAACACCTAGTATCAAAAATGTGCATTTCCTTAAATGTGGTCAAATGTGCAAAAATATCATTATCACATTCAACATCAACATAAGAGATATCACATTCAGTATCAAAATAAACTTTCTTATCTCTGTTCACCATAGGCTCAATGAAAACATCAGTAACACCATCAATATCTACAAACGATATTACATAATCACACCAGTCCTCATCGTCTATATCAATTTCGATAAACTTATACTTGTCACCTATACAATTAGTAACACATATCTTCAGAAAATCTATTACCTTTGTGCGAGGTACAATAATCGAAGTATCATTCTTACTGTTACTCAATGCCTCGGTAAACACATCATATTCAGTCATCTTTTCTGCGAGCATAAAATTCTCCTTATGTACTTCATCTTGTTTCTTTTTTAATTTTGTTTTATGTTCTTATATATAAAATTCTTATACTCAGATTACTTGGCAGGCTTATGCTTCTTGGGGTCATAAGTCTCAGCAACGGAATCCTTCAGAGAGCCACTAAACTTAAACGCCGGAACAAGTGTGTCTGCGGTCTTCCACTTCTCACCATTGAAAGCAGAAACACCCTCACGACCTGCCTGAAAACGAGTGCTAAATGTACCAAGACCATCAATTCTGATAGTATCACCAGAAGTAAGAACCTCTGCAATAGCAGAAGTTACAGCGTCAAGCATATCACCACACACTCTCTTAGAATACTCCTCGCCAGTTACCTCGTTTACCTTAGTCTGAATAACATCAATAAAATTCTTCTTTACCATAATAATTTACCTCTTTCTTTGTTTTCTTTTGTTGTTGTTTTTATTAGAGTTCTAATTTAACACAATAAGATTTGTCTTTTCTCTTATTGTATTGCCTTGACTATCCTGACACAAATATATAAAGCCTTCCTTTTGACTGTTATATAATTGTCCATCAGAATAATTATTTGCTTTTGTATCACAAAAAGCACCTTGTTCATAAATAGTGGTATTACCTACACTATACATACCACTGCGATGTGTATGAGCTAAAACAAGAGTTTTGAAATTATAACCCTCATTTCTAAACCAAAGCATTGCCTTTTCAGCAGTCTTTAATATCCCTGATGAGAACGCCTTTGGGTGCGCAAATATACAATCACCAATCTGATTAAACCAATTTCCTGTATATTCAATTTCAACATCGTCAAAAACTTCCACTAAAGGTTTATATTCTACCTTGGTTCTTTCACGCTTATTATAATGCTTAAAACCATCTACACAAATTAACTCCAATGCTGTCTGTGGCATTAGTTCAAGAATATCAGTATCAAGATTTTTAGCAAAATAATTTTGGAATCTGATTTCATGATTGCCAAAGTTGATTACAACTTTTTTAGGCTTTATATATTCAATTAAATTAATAATATATTGACGAGTTTCAATAATTTCTTCCATAGGGGACTTTCGATAGACCTTAGGGAAACTTGAAATACCTTGACAATCACCAATATCTCCATTCAGATGAAGAATATCAACCTTGTTTTTATACTTCTCTAACGTATCAATAGTAAGCTGATAAGGAACGTGACAATCAGAGATACATAATATTCTAGTTGCAATGCCAACGTTGTCTAAATTACGTTGGTATTCAATACCCTTTCTCATACAAGCATAATGCTTTCTCCATGCCGATTCTGATTTTTGAATATCGCTTTCCTGATTAAGTAAAAGTGAAATGTCTCTACTAGTTAGGTCATATTCAATTTTATTCTCATATAATCTTAAAGCATATGTATCAAAATCTTCCCCATCCAGTCTCTTGTACTTTGTCATGCACACCGACCTTTAGTCGTCTTCCTCAGCAGGAATATCATCATCAATGCTGATAGTAAGGCTAACACCCTCCTGACCTATAAACTCATCAATAACCTTATTGAGATTATAAGTCTTAGTTTCGTCCTTGCCAATTTCAGTAATCATAAGCTCACTTCCCTCACGAGAAATAAGACCCTTTGAAAAACTTACCTTTTTAACTGTCTTAGCCATAATAATTTGTCCTTTCTATGTACTTTCTTCATGATAATGCTGAATAGCTATTGCTAAATCAGTTTGTAATTTCTCAGTATCTTCAAAGACAAAGATTGTTTTATCTTTATCTTCTTTACGAGGTTTTATATCTACTATCACGTTCCCCATTTTTAGTAATCGTCTTGCTACATAGGGCGTGAATATACACTTTGTCTTTATATAGAAATCACCTTCTTTTGTACTTTTTATGAATTTGTATAATCTTCTTTAAATTCTTTATACTGTTCAATGGTATTATTTTTTACACCATATATTTTATGAAATAGTTCATGAACATCATTAGACAAACATACCCCATAACCATATTTATAATGTAAATCAAGACACACTTGAGATAACTTATCTAATTCTTCATTGGAATACTCTTGAACTGTTGGTTTAATATCAATATCGCATATATCAAAAGTCTCTTTAACAATATCAGAAAAGTTATGTAAATGATGAATGATAATATCATTACTCTGATGGGTAATATCACAACGATAATTATAAAATTTAAAACTATCAATTTTCCATTGGTTTATTGAGTTCCTCAAATAATCACTAATTGTAGATATTCCACCTTGCCAATGCCAATGTTTGTCTTTAGTAGGTATTTTGCAAAAACGGCAATTCTTATCATAATGCGTTAAACCATATAAAGAGGTTATTTGAATCCCATACGATTTATGTTTATTACATATATATTCAATTTTATCATCACAATTTTGAATTTTATCTGTAAGAATTAAATAATCTTTTTGATTACCAATTTCTATTGCTTGTTCTATATTACTTTTACTAAATAATTTAGATTGGGCGTTACTAAAGCACATAGGACAACTTATTTTATGATTTAATATAGATTCAAATGGAGTTTCAAAAATAATGTTATGAATTTTACATTCAAAAGTATATTTGTTTTTTATAAGTATTTCTGATACATTACATAAATCATCTCTTAAAAAATATCCATTATCTTCTGCCAGATTTTTTAATTGTTCTAATGAATATTTACGCTTTCTTCCCGATTTCGTTCCATTTTGTATAGAAATTTCATTAGGATTAAGTGAACCATATCTTTGTAGTTTTGTGTTAATAGTTTTTTGAATTGCACATTTGGGGCAATAATCAAATGGATTATTCTTTCTGCATATAGTCATTTCTTCAATATATCTTTGAAAAACTCTACCACAACAATCACATCTTAATTCTATTTTCCCTTTTGCGGATGGTAGCAAATCTTCCACTTTTACTTCTATTGTTTGAGGCAAATCAACAACAGGTTTATTATTATATCCATTCTTCTTTTTAATAAAATATCCCAAGTTTTCATAATATTTATAATTACGATTTCCTAAATTAACACTTATTGTTGGATTAAGAAACATAGCAATTTACCTATTTTAAAGCAAATCGGCTAACTCACCGATTTCACTTCTATAATTATTTTTTAGCTTTACACAGCCAAAGCACTTGTAGTCCTTGAAGACATCAATCATCTTAAACAAACCAATTTCTCTACTACTATCGTGTTGTTCTATAATATCGCCCTCAAAGATTATCTTAGAGCCAGCCTTGCAACGCTGAATAATTGTCTTTAGTGTGTAGATATCAAGATTTTGAGCTTCTGTGCAAAAACAGATTTCATCTTGAGATATTTCATAGCCTCTTATATTAGCTGTCGGAATAATCTCAATTATGCCAGAAGCAAGCAATCTCTCAACCTCAGACATATCTCCAAACTTACTACTCAAAATATTGCCTATTGCGCCCTGTGTCAAAATTTTCTCATTAAGTAATCCAGGGGTAAATCCAAGTGTTTTTGCACCCTTTAAAGTTTCAAAATCATAAATAATAACACATTTCTTATATTTACCACTTTCCAAACATTGCATTATATAAGACAAAGGGATAGTTGTCTTACCACTACCAGACCGCCCATATAAGACTGTAACATCATTATTCACAATGCTATCAAAAGCCATTCTCTGAATTGTATCTAAAGGCTTGCAAACACCAAGTTGCCTTGATTTGAAATTTTTGTTATATACCGGGGCATAATTCATTCCAGTCCATTTCAGTACATCTGCAAAATTGCCCTCAGAATCATTTACAATAACGTACTCATTTATAAGGCAACCAAATATATTTTCACAATTATCTTTAGAATAAATTTGTGAAAGTTCTTCATCAGTAGAAGTCACAATCTTGTATCCCTTATATAATCCTTCCTGTGATACTTCCCCGTTTTTCTCAACTGTCAGCCCAAAATAATTTCCAGCAATCAATCCACAAAGATAGTCATTCGTAACGAATACCACAGAATTTTCATTTTCAAGATTTGCTCTTTTTGCAGTAGCGATAATCAGATTATCATTATTACACTCTAACTTCATTTTCGAAAGCATATTATAATCATCTTCTGTAACTACCACTACTTCTGGTTTGTCTCGCATTATTGCTTTAACAGCCTGTCGAGCCTTATATTGAGTTTCATCGGACTTATTACGATTGCTCTTTATTGATTCAAGCTCTTCAATCGTCTTGGAACTAATAATTATATTTGTAAGGTCTGCATTATTTTCAAGAATTGCATTTGTGTCTAAGAATTTCTTACTCATAGACACCTCACAGAATTTCATCAAAAGATGTAATTATCTTATCAGTTATATGATATTTTTCAAGTTCATCACAAGTTAAATACCAATCTTTATTTCTGTTTTTATTAAATGTCTTTTCATCAATATCAGTTCTTTCAAGAATATATTCCTTCATACTATCAATTTGCTTCTTATAATTCTTTTGAGCTTCTTCAATTTGTTCAGCAGTTCCCTGAAAAGCAGCAGACCCAGAATGTACAAGCATCTGACAGTGTTTAAAAGCATATCTTCTCACACCGGATAAGAAAATAAGAAATCCTGCACTCATAGCCACTCCCATACCAATAGTAACAATGGGGATATGACTACTTTGTACCAAATCGCAAAAATAATTAGCCTGTTCAATATCTCCACCATAGCTATGTATGAAAATAAATATAGGCTCTGGATTTTCAATATTTCTTTCTTCCATATTCATTTGAATAATAATTTTGCTTAATTCCAAAAGGTCATAACATTCATCAATTTCATAGTCAATGAAAAACGTTCTATTTTCTCTCGACTTCCAATATGTGTATTCTTCTGGAGTAGGATACTGCCTATCCTTCATGTTATCAACTATGGGTACTACAATTTCATCCATAAATAATAAAATTTCCTTTAATTTTGTTACAGTCGCCAAACTGCCCTATGCGAATAACATAGGATATTTGTTGTTTGTGTTATCTCTTTTATGAGATCACTCACCTCTAAGTTTCTTAATAGCATTAAGAACTTGATCGCTCTCGGTAACATACATCTTGCCACGCTTAGATTTCTGCTTAACTGTACGGCGTATTAACACACCCGGTATAAGTCTACGCAGTTCCTTTGCTTCTTCCTTTGAAACACAAATCATTCTTTTTGATGTCCTTTCTTGGTTTTGAATACAATTCCTAATTTAGATTTACTAAATCATAATTAGATAAATAACAGAGCAATAACCATTGACAAATATCCTCATTCATGATATAGTGTATAATGGGATTTTGTAGGTTAATCTCTATATATCATTATAGTAAAATTGCAACAAAAAATAAGACACCTTGTAAACCCTTTATTTATCAGGGTTTACAAGGTGTCTGTTCATCATTTTGCTTTTAATAAAAAAACGGAATTACTTACTCTTTCTTAACCTATCATATCTTTTGATATATTCTCGCTGACAGGTATTACATCTTTTTTTGTTTTTTACTGTGCTATTAACTTCAAATTCTGTTCCGCAATCACAACATTTTATAGTCTTTAACATTATTGGCTGATACCCGGCACAATTTTTACAATATTTTTTATTATGTATTGTTGCCTTAGTAATAACTCCACACTCAGCACACTTAATAAACTTTTCACCTTTATACATAAGATATTGATAACCTAATTCCCGCAAATCCGTTATTTTTAATACAACCTCACTGTCATTATCAATAAATCCTACTCTAACATTTATATTATCAACTTTCTTACTATAAGTGATTAAGTCCATCTTCACTAATTTGTAAAAGCAAGAGTACTGTGCCATTATATCACCTGTTATTCTTGCTCTGGCAAAAACATTATACTCATCGACTAAAACCCAATTATTGTTTTTGTCATTTCTCATATTACAGAACTTGGCTAAAACAAGCAAAACAAAAGCAAGTTTTTCTAATTTTTTATTATTTATTCGTATTATTGTTTGTAACTCATTCTTTGTAATTGGAATTTCATCAATTTCAATAATTGGATATTTTTTTGATTTATTCACATATTTTTGCAGAGATAATTCCCAATCATCAGCGTGATAATTATGATAACTTTTAGCCATTACATCATCCAACAATTTTTTAATTTCTTTAGGCTTTTTGCCAACATAAGCATAATATCTCGCCAACAACGAAAGTTTTGCTCCTGTATCGGTATTTATATCCCCACTATTTATAATTCTTTCAGCTTCATTTTTCTCATTCATTATTAAATTCATATATTATCTCCAATCTGTTTCTGTTTTTTACTGAATATTCGCCCACAATAATCAATATCGCCCCATTCATCGGCTACCAAATAAGAAATCATATTATCATTCTTGTTCAAAAGATTTTTTATGATTTGCCTACCACAAATATTCCAAGCAAACTGTTTGGTTTTTTCATTTGTATAACAAAGGTCAAGGACAATATTACATAATTCATCCGGGTCAGGACAAACCTGTACACATTTACGGCTATAGAAGGAATTTAAGCATTGCAATGTAGTTGCCTTTTCATTATCATCAATATGATTTTCTTTGAACATTTTTACAGTATTGAACAATTCATCATTATATTGACGATAAATAACCTTAACTTGATTATAATTACTTTTACTATACCCAACATCTGACTTCAAAATAGAATAATCAAAATTTGAATTATTTCTTATTTCAGAGATATAATTATCAAAATTGCTCTCCACCAAATGGCAAAGTCTATTCATAGTGCAATCATTATCCGAAGATGGAAGAAATTCATAATATAGCTTAATAAAATTGCGCTCTTTCTCAGTCTTGTTTTCTTTTTGAAAAAGTGTGTGTATATCCATCTCAAATTCTTCAATGCACTTTTTATTTGTTCTTTTAATATATCTATCATGCATCGCTTTTTGTTGTGGATATATATAATTCATAAAATAAGGTTTCTTATCAGCACAAATGCTATTAGAAAAATTAGCATTATTTATTTCTTCACTGTCAGCCCCATTCTTAATCAAATTGTTAATATTTATTCGTTTATACCATGATCGAGGCATAGGCTTTGCAATAATACCCTTAACACGGTCTATACAATTTTGCTGATAAAGTTGACCACACTGGATACGATATATTAAAGTTTTATATTCGTCCGAATCTTTTGGGAATTTTGATAATACATCAAACATTGCTGTAATATGATTAGTAGTTGTACCAATTTCATCGCCAAACCCAGATTTGTTAGCTGTTCTCAATAAATCATCAGAAATAATTTTTTTATCAGCCTTACGTTGCATACAAATAATTGATGGCGTATTCACCCAATTATCTATCAATACTCTGTTGTTGGTCGTGAACATCAAATCACCATCTTCGTCAAAACCATTCATTGAATGTGCCATAGCATCATGACAATTAACTATATTTACAGTTGGCATATATTGATACCAATAATTTGTATTATCATTGCTCTTAATAGTAACTTTTTTTATGTTATTATGACAACTCATAGGCGCACGAAAACATACAACCTCATTTATTTGTTTATTTACCCAAAAATTTGAATACATCTCTCCTGCATGGAGCAAACCCATTTCTGATTCAATATCATTTCCTTTATCATCAATATTTGTTTTAAATATATGTTGACATAATGCATAAGGGTCTCCACTTATAACAGCATAATTTCCCTTAACCTTAATGACGCCAATCTTGGAGTCTTGTATTCTACGTTTTATCATATTGTTAATTCTATTGATTATATAAGGATCTTGATACATTCTTTCATCTATCATTAAAGCTTTTATACAATCATCCTCTGCAATTTCAGCCGTATCATCTGTGACAGATAATCCTCGTAAAAAAAGAATTGCTTTATTAATATCCCCACCCAGAACATCTTTTATTTCATTAACAGACGGAGAAATAAGTTCATCTATATCTTCATTGGATAAATCATAACTTTGAATAAACTGATAATTCAAAGTTCTTTCCTCGTCCAATACATTAGGGCAAGTCTTTGTAACAGAAAAAGAATACCCATTTTTATTACAGTTATCAAGATAATCTTCTAAACTGTTATAGCAATCCCAAAGTTTTAGCATTGAGGTAGTTAATATCATTTCTATATCATGAATATTTCTTTCCTGTCCCCAAGCATCAACTACAATATTCTTTTGTGCTATTTTTTCTGCAAATTCTTGAAAATCAAACGGAAAGAGCATACCCTTGAGAAAAGCATTTCTCACACAACAGCCACCAAGAGTATAGTCTAACTTTAAATCATCGCTCCATTTCTGTGCTAATTTTGGTGTGATTAATCCATAACCATCACTATTATCTAACTCAACTTCGGCAATTTTATGCTCCATCACTGGCTCGATACCTTTATCCTCATCCGCATTCTCATCATTAATTTCAAGAATATCAGCATTAAAACGTAATACTAAATCATCTACAACAAGAATGCCATTAGGATTACTTACTGGGATAGACGCACTGCAAGCCAACGATTTATATGCTTCATATTTTGCTGGAACGAGCTTCACATTGGGGTTTCTGCCATTCTCTAATCTCTTACATAATTCTTGATATATAGGTTCCCCTTGGCTAGAATATTCAGAAACGTATATTACCGTAGACTTTTTTACCCCATTAGACGTTCCGACTAATCTTTTATAAGTCAATCCATTGATTATAAACCCATTATCTAATTTATCAATATCATTAGGATTGTCCATGATTACAGCTAAATAATCGGGCTTATTTTGAAACATATCTAATTCATCATAATGATTTTTTATTTCATTTTTGATTTGCTTAATTTTAGATATATCTGCATTTTTTACTTCTAATCGTAGCTTTTTTATATTATTTCTTATCTCTGTTATTTTTTTGTTTATTTCATCAATATTTACTCCATTGATTTCATCAATAAAACGTAAAACTTGACTATCAGCCAAAGACACTAATTCTTTTGCTCTTCTCATTTCAGAAAGTGATAAAACTAAATTCTTTTTATTTTGAAGGATCTTACGACTATGTATTTTATAAATATATTTTTGATAAGTCTGCTGTTTAGCCATTGTGTTTGTCACCTCTTACATTATAATTTCTTATTATTCCTTCACGAATTTTTGATGATCTGTCTCAAGCTCTGAATATAAATACTCGCATTCAGATTTATCCTTATGTCTAAAGTAAGGGGTATTTATTAGTCCATGGCAATACTCGTATGCCTTACCACAAACCGGACAATATATAATATTTTTCTTCGCCCACATCTTCAATTCTTCTTTAGAGTATTTATTATCAAAGCAATTAATAATATTATTACCTATTTTGGCTGTTAGCATATTATATTTCTCCTTTAATCCTCATTTTTAATCAAATCCCACAAATCTTCTAAACTCCCTAAAGTAAAAGCACCACCATTCTTAGCCACATATTCCAACCCATTTTCTCCCCAATCATTCTCATATACATACCAATAAATCCATTCTTCTTTATCATCAACAATATCAGCAATTACGCTGGTAATCTCATTAAGGGAGGTTGTTTCTACTAATTTATCACTGCAAGAGCCAAACAAATCATAAAACTCATCCCAAAACTTTTCTATTTTTCGATATTTCTTCTTAACAACTGTCATTAGTTTAATAAATTGTTCTTTAGTCATATCAATAAACTCCTTTATATTAACCTTGCATTCCTTTAACACTTAATCACAATAAACATTTTCTTGCAAATATCTGTTTAACTCACTCTTATACATATCTTTATCACAATAATTGTCAGTTGTATAATCACCTCGATACCAAGTTATCTGACTATCCAAATAAAAATGCTCTCTGCCTACAGAAATATCATTATTCTTTGCAAAGACACCAAAGTCCCAAAAGTTCTCAACATCTCCAATATCCATTATGTAAATACTCACCTCTTTTCTGAAATCAAAATTTGATTTATTTCTCTCTATTTAATTCAATAAAAATTTATACTACCTAGCAAAGTAATAAACTTATACTACCTTAGATAGTTATATTGAAATTTTCTTTATTGGACTTTTAAAATTCACTCAATTTTTGATTTGTTTCATTTTACTGTATCAATGCCCATGCAACATCTTCAACACTTCGATGATTTCTGATAGAATTGATAATCAATTCCTCCGATACTAGTGTTAATATTTCTTTATACGGCATTTTCAGTGCAAGAAGTTCCATATAAAGAAAACTTCTATATTCTTCTATCCTTTCTTTTTCTTGCAATTCCTTAATATCATTTTCATTATTAGCCATTGTCTTCATCATCTGCCACCTCATTGTTACCTTTCTTTTCTCTCATCAATCTCATTCTTTCAACCATAGCTTGCTTCTGCGCATCAGACATAGTTCTTTTTGCATTAGGATTACGGATACTGATAGCTGTTGCTGGCGCATGGAATGTAGCACCTTGCCAACTACCATCAGTATATCTTGTCTCTGAAGTCTGTTCCCAACCTTGTTTAATACACTTATTAGCATATTTTTGGATAGTAGTATCTATTTCTGCCCAGAGTTTTCCGTTCTCATCAGCAGAAATGTTAATGAGAACCTCGCGCTCTTCCGGAGTAAGTTTTACAGGGGTTATAATTGTTTTCATGTTTGTTTGTCCTTTCGTAATATATTTATTCAGAAATCACAGAGTCCATTGTAGGAACACTCTTAATTTCTATGTAGTTGTTCACTATTGCCTCAAACAATTGTTTTAGTTCAGGCACTTCTTTTACAATATCAATTGCAGGTGGATTAGTAGCTTCTTTGTGGTTAATCATATACTCCCCTTTGTATTGTTCAACAGGCATTCCATAATCCAAACGCATTATTTTGTAGATATCACCGTAAATACTTCTTATTCCATCAGGTGTGTTATTACCTATCTGACTGGCTATATTTTTAATTTTCTTATTCATTTCTGTCTTCCATTCAGAATATGATGGCATAGGAATAATTGTTGTTACCAATGTTTCTAATCGGTCAATCTTTTTAATCAATTCTTTATTTATTTCCTTTTGACTTTGTAATGTTCTTAATATCATATCCGTATTCTTATTTGTCTGAATGATGTTATCAAGAGATTGGGTATTATCTTCCCTACTCTTTGCAATAAGTCCATCAATAATATCCCAACACCAATCCATGAACTCATCTGCTTTAGGCTGGCGAGACCACCGACAAATTTCCATAACGCCCTTGCGAGAATAAAATGTACGTTCCTGAATAGCACCATTAGAATCGACCGTACCAGTTTGACCCCCTCGACTTACTTCGCTCTTTATCAAACAGCTAAATTTGTCCAACCTCTCTCGATGCCTTTGATGTATCTTTTTGATAGCTTCACTTGGATTGTTATATCCCAACGCTCTGCCAATCTGCTCTCTGGTCAGAAAATACTCGTTATTGATATCAGCCCAGAAATCACACGGTGTTACTTCCTCAAAATTCTCGGTAGTAATAAGTTTCAGATTATTCATACTCATTTTTGCTTTAATCCTTTCACAACAAGTTCTCAATAACATTATTACAAATTAACTAACACTTCATCAAATTCTTTATCTAAATTATCGCCCTTTTCTTTCTTAGGATTTACCTCTAATGGTTTAAAGTGAATATTCAGCAGATAATCAGCTAAAGCTCTCTGTATCTCCACATAATTAGACCTGTACAAGAAAGGCTTTTCTTCATCAACCTCTATTAAAAATTTATCAACATCATTCATCTGCTCTGTTACCATCCCCTTTTCTCTATCTAATCTATTACCCTCACTCTCCAAAAATTTATTCCAATTATCTTCATATTTCTTTTCAGCTTGAGCATTAAGACATTTTATTATTTCAGCATTCAATTGTGTTTTTCTGTCCTCGGTAGATAATTGTCGTATTTCTTCTGCCTTCAAAGGTATCTGTTTGGCAATATTATCAATATACACTACTCTGAGCTGTGGATAACACCTATCCCAACCATATTCATTCTTTATATAATCATTAAACCTTTCAAAGAACTCATCACTCTTATAGCACAACATTACTTCCATTGTATTATTGAAGCCCATCTCTTTTATAATGTGACTCTTTGCTTCAAGTATCAATTTATCCTCATAAGCGTTAGACTCTCTAAATTCAAAATTATTTGTATCTGGGTCAGGTTCAGCAATAATATTTACTTTCTTATAGTCTATAAGACACCTGTTCTTCATACTCCTAAGAGCAGAATATAATATCTTGTTCAATTTCTGCTCTGCCCGAAAATAAAAATTATTCACATCAAAACTAGACACCATAGGAAAGTCAGAGAAAACAAATTCATCTTCATTGTTCATTATTGTTTGTCTGATTACTTCATTTCCTCTTTTTGTTCCTAATTTATTTCTTATGTCATACCTATCATTAGTCATACCGAGGATACGATACATTTCCTTATTCCCAACAGTTACTTTATAATCTTGCTGTCTGGACAAGAACTCTAGCAAAAGAAGCTCTATATACTTTACATACAACCCCTCTCTACGCTTACGAGCGTCATCAGTAGCAAAAGGCTCGTCATATATCTCATCAATAATAAATTTTTGATTATCTTTATGAAAATCAAAATATCTTTTCCAACGATTAACTTGTGCTTTTCTTGAATTACCGTCCATAGGCACTTCATTTAATAGTTCACACATTGTTTTATAATTTCTTACTATATTATAATTTTCGCCAACTTGATTCCCAAGATATTTTTGAAGTCCACTAACATCTAAGTCATTTACACTATAATCTTTATTTCCCATATAAAACCTTTCTCAATCTTTCTTATTTTTTTCGGACAAATCCGTGAGATTTTACACTCGGACAAATATAAGTCAAAATAATATTATAATTATTATTAGAATTATATTTGTCCGAGTGTTATTTTACTTCAATCAAATATATCATCATTCCTTTCTTAACTGATTAAACATTATATTAATTATCTTTTTCAAAGTTTATGTATATTATCGCTTTTTTCTTTTTGCTACTTTTTCTTTTTTGGCGATAAGTCGTAACCCTAACCAAATTTGCGGAACGTAGTGACAGCAAATTTGGTTAGGGTTACGAGTTTGTCATCAAAAAAGAAAAAGTAGATTTTTAAATAGAATAATTGTTTATAGTTTTTAAGTTATCTTTATTTAATTCCTTAATATCATCACTCCCTACTATTTTTAATATTGTCTAAAGAATTTACTATATTGATTATAGCATATTAATTTTCTTTTGTCAAGTCATTATTCTAATGATTAGTGTTTTGTATGAATATTTTAATTTTTAATGTAAAATAGACCCCTGCGGGGTAGTTAGTTTGGGATTATGAAAAGGTTTACCTATTGCAACAGTAATTTCAACTGAATATATTATATCTATAAAATTTGAATTATATTATTGCAAAAGTTTTTATTTATTATTTTTTGAAATTAGATTTTTTATTTGAGAAATATTAAAAATATTGAAATTTTATTGTTCTTCGGTTATAAAAATTTTATTGAATATGATTTTGTCCTGTTTGTCTTAGCCAAAGTGAGGACAGATGATTGTGTCTAATAAGAGATAGTTTGAAATAAGACATTGTAATTTTGTATTAGATTTGATTGATTTTGTGTAGGTTCGAGATTAAGGCTAGATTATTAGGGACTTAGATATGGCTGGGGAATGATTGAATTGGAGCTAATTGAAAATAAATCAAAAGGTAAAAATAGAATATAATATTGAAATTGATATTGATTAAGTTGGCTATTGATTAGATTAAAAAGGTTGGATTCTGATGAGTAATAATAGTTTGTTTTGGCATGGATTTTGTATGATTTTATATGATTTTAATATAATATAAATAATTTTGAATAGTTTTGAGTTTGAACTTAATAAGATGGGTACTGACCGAAGTGAGAAATCGAACATAGAAAAATTGATAAGATTGGAGTTGAAATCGGATTTAAGGTTGGGAGGATGGGTGTCGGTTTCGATTTTGCCTTGTGTGAGTGGAGTGAAACTACTACCTGCCCGGCACCGTTCTGGAAGTTGCTTCCAAATGTAAACCTACCCCTCCTATAGGTATTATAGATATTACTGCCTATGTTGTAATTGTCCAAAAAGCAACATAGAAAATATCTGCAAGCAGTCAAAAATAACCCGAAATTAGACTATTAAAAACAGACTGCTGGGAACGTCCAGGGAATGGAGTTAAAAGCTAAATTTAATTAGCATTATAAACATTTTAGCACTGTTGTATTATAGACGTTATTCAATTAGTGCTTTTATCTAGTGTATTACTATATATAATACAGTTCGCCCTTCTACTTAAATTTGATAGTTGATATCAAATTGATATCATTTTGATTTACTTAATTTTTCCCTATTTATAACTTAAATTTTTCCCTATTTATAACTTAATAAAACAATATCCATATCTTAAATTATTTCACAATATCACTTTACTAATTCACACATTTACTTAATTGTAATCTGTTTCTTTGCTTAATAACCACTTATTATTCACTTAATAAAATTAATAAAAATCTCAGTCCTTCATCTTCAGCAGCCCCTTTTCCCCGTTAATTTCAACAAATATTTACCGTTCCATTTGTACACAATTTCACCCTATTTTACTTCATCTACTAAATTATTCTTCACTAACCACCACAACATATTGTACCTAAATTTAATTTGTACTACTAAACCATACTGCAAATTGTACCGCCTAAAATCGCGATTTAACGCCCTACCTATATACTTATACTCCTTTTAAAAACGTCGCTTATAACGCCTCCTAGCACCCTTATTTGCGATATCTTCAGCAGTCTGAAACCACTAATCAAATTGCACAATTCACCTATGCAGCAGTTAAATAATTTTGTACATTTTAGCTATTGACATTGCAGTCCGATCTATTGTAAAATTACGTTCCAGAATGCACATATAAATTCAAACTATGTACATTTTAATCGCTTAATCAATATTCCTTTATGCATAAAATCATTTATCTACTTAATAATTAATATTCCTATTTATTCAGACTGCAAGCAGACAGATCTATTTATGTTTATTTTGCATATTGTCTATATCAAAATGCACATATCAACCGAATATCTGCGACAGCTCCGATAGATCATAACAGATATCAGATATCACTTGTAAGCAGTCCCAATATATTACAAATACCTATTCCTTATTATTGCACATATCGCATATAAGCCCTTTAACACGCCCTACAACACGCATATACGACAAAAGGTATAACTATACTACCAACGCACAAAAACGCCGTACAGCGCATTTTAAGCACTATATAAGCGATATCTATTATTTATCTGCAATATCATCTTGTATATCTGATATGGTATCCGCTCCAGACTGATTTAGTTTTATACCGCCCGTAATATCTATATTGTTGTTTATGCAATAATTTATACAGCTAGTAATAAGCTTAGACATAGATATGCCATATCTAGTAGCATAATCATTATAATACGGCATATCTTGTAGCATTGCAAGCCCCGTAATTATTTTATAATGACTCGCGTCATATTTATTATTGGATTTTCTTTTTTTCTCAGATACCATATATTCACCCACTTTATACAACATATTGGACATATAAATCATACACATACAATATATTGTATTCATATTTAGCACATTTTGTAAATTTGTGCAAAATGCACAATACATTAGCACGTATAGGTGCGATATTTGTGTATAATACCACTAGAAAATAGCACCTATATGTGCTATAATATAATCACAGCAGGAACACAGGACAAAAACAGAACTCGCCGATGCCTGACTGTAGAAAGGAGTAAAGAGAACGTAAACCGGGCGAAATCAACCTATTGCACATCACACGCTTCAGACTGGAAATCAAAAGGCGGTGATAATGTGAAAATCAAGGTTGAAATCATAGCAGACGGCAAACCTTTAACGGCTGAACAAATAGCCTTTATCAAAGCTATTATCAAAGCCTTAACCGCTTTACTTACATAATTAACGCCCGGTTTACTTCTCGATTATACCATAAAAAAAGCCAAAAGTCAAGTACAAAGGAGAATAAACACCATGATGTATAGTGAGTTTATCAAAAACACCGAATACGGCGAAACTTTTATTACTGAAACAATGTACCATGAATTTATAGAACCGGTTTACATGAATTGCGATCTTGATAAAACAACATTCTGTAAAAAGTTTTATAAACTTGAGAATTCTGTAATTTGCCCGGCTGTTGAGTGCTTAATATCTGCAAATGATACAAAAACACTTATTAATTACATTAACGGCGAAATTTCCCTTGATTATATCAAAGACATTGAAAAGCGTATTTTAATAGGCTTTTTGAAGCGCTTCAAGCGTGAAGGCTTTAATTTTGGAAAATAATAAAACAGTCACCCGGCGGACTCAATCAGCCGGGACACATCAGGCGACAAAGCGCACGAACTTTAGAGCCTGCACCAAAATCAAGAAAAACACAAACAGACATACAAGGAGGATACACCATGAAAAGAACAATAGCAGAAGCCCGCAGAATGGAGCTTAAAAGACTCACCGTCAACTATACTTACGATAGCACAACATCTGAAAATCTTATGAATAGATTTTACCGCATTTGCGGAGCGCTTGACCGTCTTTTAATTCTCAAAAATACAAAAGAGACAGTGAATACTGCTTATACTCAGGATCTAGACAGCAGAACGCAGAAAGCAATTAACCGCCTGAAAGCAGATTTTGAAAAATACGGCTTGACGCTTGTATTTTATGGATATCTGCCCACAATAACAGATAAGCCCGGAAACAACGAAAAAATTTACACATACTTTTATTAATTATTCCCGCATTTCCCTTTTTGGCGGTAAACTAAAAAGGACTATATCGCCCCTATGCCGTCAATTCGGGAATGGAGCGCCAAATACTAAAACAAAACAGAATGGAGATTGAAGTCATGAAAACAACAGACTTTTTTACAGTTACTGAAATAGCTGAATTGAAAACCCTGATTAAATCAGGGGATATCAACACTAATGATATTAAGTTACTTGTAAAAGCTGACTTAATATCAGCCGTTGGAACGTTAAGAAATAGCCTTTACGCTGCTGAATTAATCAATAGTCTTTATGGTGCTGATAATGTATCAATAATCAGCCGTAAAGCAATAAAGGATATTGCAAGCCGTTTTAATATTCCTATGTGGAAAATCGGGACAGCTGTTGAAGAAGGCTATTTATCTATCTGCGGAAGTGGGTATATATTTGATATCACTTTAAAAGCACTTTCAGAAGATGAACATAGTCGTCTTGACTATCTCACATTTGAAAAAAGATTAATCGCATGAAGCGACTATTTAACCGCCGTAAACCTTGCAAGCCCTTACAAGGGAGCTTGCAATAACAGCGGAGCGCCGGAGAAAAGCAAGCGAAATTATACGGGACAAAAAGGGAATAACCGTTATTGAATGTGTGATAGAATAATCATACTTTCTGCCCTTTAACGGAGTAGGCGAAAAATAAACCGTTTATATATCGGCTGAATAGCTTAAAATGCTTGAAGCCATTCCAGAACACCAAAACAGAAAACAACGGAGGATTTAACCATGTATTACACATTCAAAGACAATAGGGACGCTGTATTTTGCGCCTATTTGCCAAATAGCAAGGAAGCGGAGATTTTCGCCAACAGAAACGCCCTTGAAATAATCGGCGCTGCACTCACGGAAAATTATTGATTGAGGAGGTAAACAAGATGTTTACAGTAGAAGAAATTATTGAAATGTTTGTTGATCCTGAAATGCAGGTGTTTTCAATCTGGAGTAACGAAAAGGAAAAAGTTATATATACTGGTTTTATATCAGATGTTCCAGATGAATTATTACAAGCAGATGTCACAAGCATTGATAATGTGTTTGAGGACTGCAAAGGCATAATTACGTTTAATATTAATTAAAGTCCCTGATGAGTCTTTGAGAATTAAGACGAAACAAAAACGGCTGAAAAGTCGCTTTTGTCGGACTGAATAAGTCACTCAAAACCATTACAGAACGGGAATAGCTAAAAGATTTAATAGGAGGTTATAAAAGTTATGGACACTTACGGGAAAATTACATGGGAAAATGCGCTATATAAGGCAAGAAAATACCATGCAAAAAAGATGAACCGCCGATATAATGAAGGCATAGATTATGACGAGGACGGGAAAATTTATGATAATTTCCCTGAGATAATCAAAGATGCTTTAAATTATCTTTGTGAAATAGGCGAAATTAATTGACGGAGGTGTAAAGGGATGATTAAAATTGATATGTGGTATGGAGATAATCCAACAGAAGCGGACAAAATCGACATTACTTTTAATGATCTTGATGCACGGTACAGAGGCAACATATACAAGCAAGGGCGCATAATAGGTGACTATACTTGCATAGACTCAGCAGAACTTGAAAAGGCATTCCCGCAGCTTGTATTTAACTGGGATTAATTTACAATAAAATCCACATTTGATAGGAGGATTTACAATGCATATACACATTTATTATACTGTTGGTGGACTGAAAATCAATAATCAATTATACTTAGGCTACAGTAAGCGCGAAGCCCTGAAACGATATCGAGCAGATCACGGACTAGCCAGAAAACATTGTGATATATTTGATGAAGCCAAAAAGGGCGGTAAAGTCTACAACTGGTAATTCAATCATATCACCTATCAGCGGAGAAATAAAACCGTCTCCGCTGCATATCTCCCGATCATCCGCATGAGGATAAAAGGAGTACCAATAAAAACAGAAACAGAAAGGAATTTACACTATGAAGCTTAACATCAATGATATTTACGGAATCGGGCAGTCTATAGCAATTTCACGCGCAAAGGATATTTGCAAGCAGATTAGCGCGGAAGAACTGAATAGTATTTTCGCCGAACTCCAGCAGAATCCCGAGAAGCTGCGCTATTTTCTTGACGGAATGAAAGATACATTTGGTAACGCTTATTTCTCACTTGAGTACTAATCACCACTACCGAGCCGGGCAACGCTCCCGGCAATATATCCAGATTGAGTGCATGAACTCTTGACGGATCACCAAACACTAACGGAATAACTAAATAGGAGGGTAATAATTATATGGTTAAGTATATAGGAAGCTACAATATCGACAATGAAGGCGAAATATGGAACGGTAACACACGCTATATAATGGTTATTTTCTCACGCTTTGATGAGAACGAAAAAGAGATTGAGCGGAAGCAATTATATTTTCGTTGTAAAGTGCCTGATTTCAAAACTGAGGAACAGATCACGGAATTTCTCAGAGACAAAAAGAATAACCAGCGGATAAACAATGCAACTGTAGTCTATCATTAAGGAGGACAATAAACCATGACAACACATTATCTTGACACTGAACACGGCTATATAATCAACCGTGAATATTTGCGGAAAATTTTTGACGAGCTAACCGCCGAGGAACGACAGGAGTATAACAATAGCTTTGAGGATTATATATTCTCTTGTCTGATACGGAATAACGGCACATTAAAGCCGTTGACAGCTGAAGAATACAATAATATGTGGAATAATTATTGTTGAGGAGGAACACGCATGAAATCTATAATCAAAAGAATGCTTAACAAGGCATATTCCGAAGAAGATTTAGAGCTTGCAGAACTTGCAAATAATCTGATGTGTAAATTTGCTGATACTTGTAATTGTCCTTCAGATTGGCACAATATCACAGAAGAACTTTTTGAAGAATATCAAAACAATGAATGGCTGATGAATGCTGTTTATGAATTTTCGATATTGGCAGATGAGGAGAACGAGGAGGAATAACAGTAATGAAGATAATACACAATCTTTTAATGTGGACAAAAACAGACAATGACCGCATATTCCTGATGACGGAAAATCCCTACAAAAAACGCCACAAATCAAGCCGTAAATCCCGGCAATACTCCATACTGAGCCTAACACAACAGACGGTATGAAAGCTATGAGGGCATTTATAGCGGAAAAATTCGCCAGTGCGATAATCATTGAAGATGATGATAACAGCGTTATTGCCGAAGCGCTAAGAACGGTATATTTTGACTGAGGAGGAATAAAACAATGTTAGCAGAAAAAACACTTAATATACTTGAGGAAAATAATATTACAGTATATAACAGAACGGAGCAAGACGGTGAATTTTGCCGTGACATTGATTTTTATTCAAATGCTGATGAAGATGTCATTGAAACAGTGTGGTATGACGGTACAGACAGCGGATTTATTGAGGAGTTTAGACAGCTTGCGAACGATTTTGATGCAGATGAGCACGCTGAAATGTGGATATCTCATAGAGGAGAAAACGGAGTACCGGACGACATTAGAACATTAATTGATGATGCTGAAGGCATAAAAAATAAACTGCTGTCAGTAGCAGAACAGTTAGAGGAAATAATCAAAGAAAAACACTGCTATACAGTTACTATCACTATTTCAAATGGCGAGGAAGAAAATACTCTATCATTTGAAACTGAGGCGTATTCTTTGGAAGAAGCAACGGAAGAAATTCAGTCGCAGCTTGATGTTTGAGGAGGCAATCGTAATGACTTATAAATACGCCTTTGAAAAGCGTGATATTTCACGCATTGACAAACTCAACAAATTAACTGATACTAATACATTCTGGGATGATGTGCGGAAACTCTGCCGAGGAGTAACAAGCGATCACGCTATAGGCATATGGCAGTATTTAGCGGAAATTCGTTACAAGGAACTTACCGGAGATATGGAGGAGGACTAAACACAATGAAACTTACAGCAAAACAGCACAAAATCCTATCTGCCCTTTATCATGACTACACGGCTATTGATACGGAAGCAGACCTGAGAAAGAGGAAAATCTCGCTTGCTGACTATCGAGCTATACCGGAAATTTTCGGAGAGGTACAGAGACACGGAACAACAAAGTGTTTTATCTCATCAATAGCGGAATACTTCAAAAAACACGGATTCACTGTTGAGCTTGAGCTTGATAACGTGAATTACAACATAAGCATTTGAGGAGGAAAATATAATGAAATGGCTATCGGATAATGAGTGTATGGAAATTTTCAAAACGTATGATAAAAGTTTTTATGATTATCTGCTTAATAACGGTACTTCATTTGGAATGGCTGTAAAAATGTATGCAGAGTATCTTCTCGACACGGCTAAAAAGGGAGAAATAAAAATGAATTACGATAAAACATATTATGAATTGAATTAAGGGGAGGAGGAAAATATCAATGGAAAATCAGAAACATCTTGAATTTGAAATACTTGTACAACTGGAAAATGCTACAACTAAAATTGCACAAAAAATTTATGATGTTCTCAATCGGGAAGGAATACCGGGGATAGTTGTAAAAGATAATGTGTTTTGGTTTGAATATTATTCAATCGGGAATAATTGCCCAGCTTATGTTTACAAATGGTTGAAGAAATATATCAAGCGTAAATACGGATATAATTATCTGTATGATGTAATACCCAAAGCACAATGAAATAACAATTCTATGAGGAGGTTTTGCAATGATAACCAAAACAGGCGCTTGGATAGCCGAAACAGACTACACGAATTATCCAAAGGATAAAATGTGTTTTATGGACAGAATAGCACAAATTATTTTGCGAAAAATCAAGGAATACAACTATAAGGTTGAAACCACAGTGACAAATATCTGTGAAATGTGCCTTGCATATGCTGAAAGTTTTGCAGAAGATGAACCGGATATGTGTGATGAATACGGAATAACCATTGAAGGCATAACTAATTACATAGAGGCTGAAGGCAGAATCGGATTATCAGAATTTGATTGCTATTGTTAAGGAGGAATTAACATGACTATTCTTGAATTAAGCAACATAATGGAACGGGGCACGGAAATTTTCGTTAAAGTAACTGATGATGGGAAAGAAGTCACAATCCCGCTGACAAACGGATTATGTGGTACATCTTTTGCTACAATGGAAATCTGGAGTAAAGTCAAGCCCATAGCAAGGAATGCCGTTGAGGTTGATGTAAATATCCCTTATTCAGTGGCGAGGGAATGGAAGAAGTACAACGAAAAGAATTACATTAAGGAGAATTAAAACATGGTATCATTAAGAAAAACAGTAAATCTCGCAAAGAAGCCACTACCCTGCTATAAGGTCAATTTACGGAAAATACCCAGAGCAGACCTATGGAAGAAGGTGACTGTCTGATGTTTGGAATACTTTGTTTGTTATTTGCCGTCTTTTGTGATTTTAAGAATATGTATATCGGTAAAGGAATGTCTCCAGCTGATAAATATTACGGAAGATTTGTGTCAGATAACGATAAAATCTGGCACGATCATCTTAACAAATGCATGAAAGGACAGGAATCATGGACAAGTTGGGACGATCCTAGAATCAAATGGGAGGATAAATTGAAGTGATAAAGCCCAGATACGGCAACTATTCCGGCTGCGGAAGATGTTGGTATATACGCTATGGAAACATAGCAACAGTATCATATATCAGCAGCGAGAGATGCAGAGAAAAGCACATACGGAAGCTATTAAAGCTCGGTTATTCAGAGGAAGAAATCAGCAGACACTTTTGAATTAACTGTGCTGAAAACAACACAAAAACACGTTGACGGAACATTGAATATATGGTATAATAAGCATGAGGAATCATGCAGAGTTGTGCCGTACATAAACACTTATAGGAAGAATTTATCATGAAAACTAAACAGGAGCTTTTACAGATGCTTTTTGCAAAACTGGCTGAACTTCAGAACATGATTAAGATAGGCGTTCAACCATCCCTTTTAATGGTACTTCAAACAGAAGTTGCATTACTCTATGATATTCTCGGTGAGGACGTTCCTGAAGAATACTGGAAGCAGATAGAGGAAGTAATCTAAAAGCTGACTCGGCAGCTATAAACAGCCATTAAGCCGAGAGCGTTTGGCAGTCTGAAATAAGGTTGCCAAGGTTGGAAAATAAACACCAAAACAAACAGACATTGAGGAGGAACAAAACAATGTTGAGAGTAGAAACAGGCGCAAACGAAACAACCGAAACAACAATACTTGAAGAAGGTGAGTTCACTAGGAAGGAGATCGAAACCGCAGCACACCTTCCAGAAGATTATACAGTAGGCACTTATACAAGAGATGAAAATTTCTGGTATAAGGTAGTTGAAGTTTAAGCAGAATAAAATCACGATTTTGTAGGAGGAAATTGTTATGAGTAAATTAAGAGTATGGTGGATACCACAGGTGGGAATTAATGAAACTTTTTATGTCCCAGTAGGCACACCAGAGGAAGGTAAAAACTGTTAGATACGCTCGCAGCATATGATGCTTTTCAGCTTCAAAATAACGTTAAGCCTGATTACTGCAATATTGGTGGAATTCAGATGTTTGACGATGAATACGGAGAATGGTGCAACTGGGAGATTGTGACTGATGACTGTTACTATGATGATTTAGACGAATATTGTGAATCAGATGATTGTGAACAGGCAGAAGAATTGAAAAATTTTCAGGAAGAAGTTTTTAAACAGATTGATTGGAATAAAATGCCCAAAACAGGAATATAGGAGGAACACATATGAAACGTATATCAGACCTCTACAAAGACATAGACAACATTATGTCAGAGAATGAATATCATGACGATGGCACAGGCGAGGATGTCTGCGAGATATCCGAGGACGAGGTTTACCGAATAATCACCACAAGGAATGATTACAGATTTCTGACCGCAGCCACAATCAAGGAAGAAATACATAAATGCTTTACGGATTTTGCATACCGTATGAAGAAAGCATTATACTGAAAGCGAGGAATAAATTAATGACATACCCCGAAAACATACTCCGCATAGTACGCCAGAATCTTGACCTTGAACCAACAGACACAAGCAAAGACGATGATATCAATGCTATGAGTCAGTCAGAAATTCTTAACTGTGTTTGCGAATGGGAAGGAATTATCGGCTATGGCAGAACCATCCGTGGTTGGATAAAAGATATTTACGGAATAAATCTTGATGAGAAGTGAGGAATACATAATGTCAGGACGGTACATCTGTTTTCTTGAACTCTTTGAATACGGCGATTACATTGAGGAATTTGCCGGAGATGGAAGCTTTACTTTGTGCGTAGATTTTGAAAACTATACAAAGCATTTTGATACAACGGAAGAAGCTATAGCATGGGCTAAATCTCACGGACTTAAAGACGGAGAATTTGGTGTTTTGTGTTATTGGGTAGAAACGAAGGAGAATACATAATGAATCCGATAGTAAAAATTCTGATGAAACGTGACGACATAACCGAGCAGGAAGCAATAGACCTCGTAAGAGAAACAAAGGAAGAACTGATGAATAGACCATGTAGTGATGGTGCAGATATCATCATGGATAATTTGGGCTTAGAGCCAGATTACATAATGGACATTCTGGGAATTGATTTAAGAGGATTAAAACTATGAAACCTACAAAGGAAATGCAGTGGTGTATGAAAGATATCGCAGAGGGCAAATATAGCCGTGAACTTGATTAACTGGATAAAATGCCAGATTAAAGCCTATAAGCAAAAGAAACTCGAAGCATGGAAAATCAGACAACTACCTGAGGATTGTCAGCAATGTGAGTTGCTAGGAATATGTCGGGTAGAAAGAATGATTGGAAATGCAGACGTAGATGTTTGCTATGATAACTTGAGAGGAGGAAGATTTAATGTATATTCTGTATTACAAAGAACTTTATATAGTGCCTGAACAGTTGACAAAGAATCGAACTTGTCAAAGTTGGCGTAACAAACAAATAGCTATGTGTGAAGAGGAAACGCCATTGATAGAATATATTAACAAACAAAAAGACCCGGATAAATATTTTATTGAAAAGGCAGCTTTTGAATAATAGAATAAACATTTCATTGGGAAATATGCTCAAAAGAATGGCTTAACAAAGCCATTTATAAGGGCATTTATTACAAGTCATATCCAGATAACGGATAAAATTCAAATTTAAGGAGGAGATAGCGATGAAACTATATCTTGTTGAGGTTTCTTTTACAACCATTGAAGATTATTATATAACAGAAGAACCGATTGGAATATTCACAGACAAAGAGTTGGCAATTATATTTGCCAAGAATTATGCTGTTAAGCATGAAAGTAGTAAAGATTTTCAGGGTTGTAGAATAAGTGAATGGGAGGCAAATGATATTTCAAAAGGAGAAACTCATAGCCGAATAGATTATATTTTTGATTGGGAGGAATAATTCACATGGAAGAAAAACACCCAAAGTTCCCTACAGATTCAGAGGAATCACATAGAATAATGATAGAAGCTTTAGAAATGGTAGGATTTAATGTCCGCAAACCAAACCCCGGCGAAGAAGGCGGTTTCATTTATAAAGACGAGAATGGAGAAATCAAGAAATTAAACCTTAAAGACCTTAAAAATCTTAAAACTGATAAACCTATTCAATCCGGAAACACAGCAGAATGGCTACAGGTTATTGGAGAGGATTTTGGTGATTTAGTTATCACTTATAATTCAAGAGCATATAGGTGTTCTCATTGTCGTAAATTTTCCCGACACAGATTCCCCTACTGCCATTGGTGTGGATTTAGTATGGAAAACGGCAATTATGAAGGAGATGAGGATTAAATGTTATCATTAAAGCAACAGCAAACAATTGTATCTTGTGTTGACGAAATGACAAAAGCAGAAAATAAGGAAGAAATTCTGAACTATTTTTTGATGTGCTTTTGTTCTGATATGGAAAATTGCAATATCACTTTGAGGGCTATTCCCAAAATTGTTGAGAGAATAAATAGTATCAATAATCGAAACCTATTGGAGTATTCAAATGCTTTAAGTACAGCTTACAATTATATTGGCATAAGTAGAGCTTGTCCTGACGGAATTAAAAAAGCAAAATTTTCAATGTTGGTTTCTATGTTTAAGCCTAAATTTCCTGATGGAAAATTATTAAACGCCTCTCAATATACAAAACAACTTTTCGAGGAAATGATTTCATATATACGAGATGGGTCTGGGTTTAAAATAAACGATAGACAATCATGGGAATTTGCAGAATATGACGGAATTAAAGATTTTCTTATTAATGTTATAAAGAATAATATTGATGAGAATTTTGAATGCCCATATGGAAAGAGTGTGTGATTTTATGAACTGCATGAGCAAGAAAGTTAAGCGCAGTAAGGAAACACTAGTGCAGAAAGAATATCAAGAGAAACTTGCTAACTTTACACCAGAAGAAAAGAAAGCCAAAGATGAACGTGATTCAGAAACGAGGAAGAAAATTACACAGATACTCGGTGTAATGACCGCTTTGGAAAATATCACGGGCAACATTTACTCTGATAAAAGAATATGGAGGGAATAAATTATGTTAGTATCAACAACAAGCGAAGTAATCAAGAAATTACAGGAATACGAAGCAAAATATGGCACAGGTGTTATAAGAAGCATTGGAACATATTGCGCTGGCGACAGGGAAAATAACTATTATATTACTATTGCAAATGATTCTTTTTGGAATGAAAAATTAAACAATGAAGACAGCCATTATCACAGTGAAAGAATTATTATATCTGCCATTGATGATGACGAAATTTTTCCAAGAAAGTGAGGATAGATTATGACTAATTTTAAAGAAAAGATGTTAAAGTGTGGATTTACTGATTATTACCCTGCCCAAACAAACAGGACAGAAACGGTCGATAGACCATTTCATACAAGGTTTTCTGGCACATATGTTGTAAAAGTGGAAAATTTTAATGTGGATGATAGGGATGAAATTTATATTACTTATGGAATTTTTACAGGGATGTACCAGTGCGGTCGTCCTTTATCTATAAAAAATAGCATAAGTATATCTCTTTATCCTGATGGAAGAATGTCGTTTTATAAGATGAACGATTACAAATTTATTCCATATTTTATAAAATGTTTTTTGTCTGAAAGCATTCTTCTCGGCACTATTAACATATGGGAAAATGTTATGCTGTCTGTAATCCAAATTTGGATGAAAGATCATAAATTGACCCTAAAGGACATTCAGATTGTAGAATGAAAACTCCGTTTTATCGGATAATTTTTGAAAGGTGGATTAAAATGAATCAAAGAACTTGTGATATAATCATGATCTGTAAAAGTGATACCGAAAATGAACCTAACATACGGCTTGACAAGATAAAACAGTATATGTCAAAGGAATGCCATTGTCCAATTGAATACTACTCACAAAGTATGACAGAAGGAATAATGTTTGATGCTGTGTGCAATTACATAGACACTTGCGATAAACCAAGCTTCTTTTTGAAAGAATTAAGAAATGCAAAAAGATGGATAAATAAAAGTACCGCAGAGATAATTGTTGTTGCTTTTAGTTTTGTTCAAGTAAAAGAGGTAGATGAAAGTGTCGGAGAAATTAGATATATTAACGGCTTCACTAAGGAATTGATAACAAAAGGAGATACATAATGAAATATAGAAAATTTTTATCTCTAACAGACGAAGAAATCAGATTTATCCTTACGGATATTTTCCACCCAATTAAGATTGAGAATATTCAAAGAGATAAAGAATTTAATGAAATCACAGCAGATATTACTACGGATGGATGGAATGATGGTGAAACAGAAAATTTTGAAATTACTGAAGAGGTAGTTTTGAGTCTATCGTCTATTGATATAGATTTTTCTCTTGATTATGAAGACCAGTTTAAATGGAGAAAATTTCTTCTCGCCAAAGGCTGTGTTGAGAGATTGAAGGATAATCCTTATTTGGAGGAATGATATGTTTAATGAAGAAGAAATGATTAAACTGTGTCAAGAATTGAAAATTGACCTTGTTGAATCCGAAACCAAAAAGCCTCAACTAAATGGGAAAGACTTAGAAATCGAAGATATTGTTTCTGTTTGTGAAAGAAAGGAAATAAACAATGGGAAGACTTAAAAATATGACAACTTTAAAGGAACTCGTAGCTAATCAGAATTTAACCGGCGATAACGATATTCAAATTATCAAGGCATTCTTTACTCTTAACGATATGGAAGAAGAAGGAATGGATTTAATACACGAACTCACGAAGTCTAAAATAGCAAAATTAAATCATAGACAATATATTGTAGAGGAATGGGTAAGCCATTTACCGTCTAAATATCTGTATGAAAACTATGATTTAGAAACGGCTGATTGGTTGCACAGACTAGAACTGAATTATCTTTCATATGGTGGAGAATTGTCTGATTGGAGCTTTAAGTGGGCACAAGAAAATGTACCAAATATTATAAGACCAGAGTGTTACTTTAATCCTCTTATAGATTGGCTTGAGAAACACGGAATAAAGTTTAAGGAAAGAAAGGTGTGATAATTATGAAGTATTTAATGATAACATTGCACGACAGTGATTTTTATTATGAATTGGATTGGCTTGGGAAACATCTGTTGGAGAGATTAAGTGACAACCGTTCTGAGCCATTTGACACAAACAAAATAAATTTTGACAGATTCAAAACTTCAATCGTAAACTTTATTTTAGCAACATATATTTTACATGGAGAGAAATGGTACAAGTGGTACAATAATTCTGATGAAGATGATATATGGGAATACCACAGAGGAATAAAAGAACAGTTGCTCAAAATGATACACATTGAGGTAGTTGAAGACGGTGAAATTTATGAACGTGGTTACGAATTACTTTATGTTCCTCTTTGCACCTCGGACGATATCAATGTCAAAGGTTTGAATTATTTTATCATCTGATGAAAGGAGAATTTTATCAAATGTCTATTGAAATATATGACAAATATTTTATTATTGTAAATGAAGAAGGAAAATTTTTCGGATACGATGCCTATGCTAAAGGATATCCTTACTTTAGCAGAAGTTTATATCTTGTTGAAAAATTTAGGACAGAAGAACGAGCAAACGAATTTCTTTATCATGCTCATTATACACAGATTATGTTCAAAAAAGAATTTAAACATTGTGTTGTTAAAAAGGTTACTGTTGCAATAACTTAATGAATAGAGGAGATTTTTATTATGAAACCAAAGAATAATTTTAAGAGAAATCATCTTATTAATTTAATTATCAGGTTTATCTCGAAAGATAATTTATATATCTGTGAGAAATGTCATCATATTCATAAAAGAAATGGAAGAAAAGAGAGACAATGTTTTATAAATCTAGAAAATGAAGTTAAGAGATTGCGTGAACAAATAGTTTGCACTGGCTTTTGTAATGGATTTTTTATTGATTGAGGAGGAAGAACTATGAGAAAGCCCAATTTGTATATACGAGAACATAGGAATGAACCTTCTCGAGTAAAATACAAAACAATAAATCGTTATTATGATATTAATAATGGCATTTGCGTATATAAAATGACGATTGAGCAAAATTTAATAGTTGGAAAGGTGTACGATTTTGAATATGAGAAAATAGAGGACGGAGAAAGCAATACTTATTGTTATATTGTTCTAAGAAAAGAGAATTCAGATATTTATTATGTTACTGAATTTTATCCTTACAATGGATTTATAACTGTAGATGAAAAGTCATTGTCACCACAATGTATAAAATGTGATGTGAAGAAAGAGTTTGGAATCAATCTTGATGAATGGAGGAATAAAACACTATGAATTTATTATTTAGAACATATAGCCTTTTCCCATTAGCACTCGTTAAAAATAAGACACTAAACATAGGGGATATAGTACAGATAGGGGAAAATAAATATTATATCAATTGTGCTCCTAATACAATATCACCAACTGGCAAAAAATATAAGTTTTATTATTGTATTCAAGCTACTAATAATTGTGAAGTTACTAACACAATATAATTAAGGAGGAGATTTTATGAATTTTGAAGACCTCTCCCCTGCTGAGCAGAAAGAAATGAAGGAAGCATTCGCAATGTGGAGAAAACCATCGGAGTATTTTGATAAGATTGTCAATTCCGGAATGTGTAACAGCATTATTAATGGATACATTCTCCTTGCTTTTGACGTAGCAGGTGTTAAGCCACCGAAAGGAATATCGCATCTACTTGATGAATATTCAGCAGATGAAGCAAGAAAGAGATACCAAAGCTAAAATCAAAAACATTAATAAAATCCATCTTCTATCCGAAGGTGGATTTTTTATTTTTGCTTAAATCACGAATTATTTTTATAAAAATCGGAATAAAATACTTGACACAGGGAATAAATTATGATAAAATAAATAATTAGTAAATGGTATATATTTCTTAATTTCAAAACGGAGCATGGAGGTTAATATGGCATTTGAAGATGAGCAGGTAACATTTGATGAAACCACACAGAACACAGAGCCGGGGAATCAGCCTGAAACAATAGATGAAAATTCTGTTGTGGGAAATAACCGCGAAGAAAAGCCTAAGAGCCACAGAGGCAGACCTAAAAAAGGAGAATCCTCGACTAAGCCAGCCGGCTCTAAGAAGGCTAAAATCAAAGATTGTGAGGTTGAAATTACCGAGGATAGTCATATTCTGTCCACGGATGATTTAAAGCTTAATGCTGACACATGGAGTGTCAGAGATATTTATATCAAATACACAAATAGTAATAAACTTCTTGATTTTGAAATCCCACAGCAGAGAGCCGTTGTATGGAAGAAAGATAGAAAGTCGGCATACATTCATTCCATTCTCGCCGGACTGTATAAGTTCCAGCCTGCATTCATAGTAAATCAGGTCGGCAAGGGGAAGATGAAGCTTTATCAGGTGTATGATGGTAAGCAGAGAATGCTCGGCTCGATTGTTTCTTATCTGAATGACGAGTTTCCCTTGTGTGGATTAAAGAATGATCCTCTGATTGAGTGCAACGGGCATTACTACAACGTTAATGGTTGCAAGTTTAGTCAGTTACCTGAGGAACTTAAAGAGAAGCTCAGAGGGGCTTCCATGAAAGTTCTGATAGCAGATAATGCTTCGGAAGAAATAATGCGTTTCATCATGCTTAGAATCAATTCTGGTGAGCAGATGACCCCGTTTGATGTGGCAAGAATAAGACGTTCCGACATGGACGATTTTGAAGCATTATCAAAGCATGGAATCTTTAAGGCAATGCTTACAGCAAACAAGTTCAACCAGAAAAAGTATCATGAAATCATTGCTAAGACTTATATTGCTCTATATGAGGACGAGCCGAAATATTCGGGAAAGCATATTAACGAAATAATTGAAAACCTCGAAATAACAGAGGACAAGCAGGAAGAAATCAACGGCATTTATGATAAGTTGCTCGGAGCATATAATATTCTTGTTGAAAAAGGTTCTGCTGTTGCAAAGACGATGTTCAACATAACCAATTTCACAAGTTATTTGCGTTATGTAAACAAGCTTGATAATTCCGAAAAACTTGCTGATTGGTTAGATTATTTCTTTTGGAACACACCCGAGGAATACAATAGTAATCATTCTACAACAAAGAATGAAATTTTAACTAGAATGAATATTATCAAGAATAGCATTGATGAGTTTCTTAGCAAGCAGTAAACAGGCATAAAAATAACACAGCATTACTTAATAGTGATGCTGTGTTTACTTGTATCATATGGCTAACAAAATAGCTGAAGAGATGTCATGAAATGAGTGTTTTATCGTAAGATTTACAGGTCAAATTTTAGAAAATCATTGACAATTGGCAAGATTTATGGTATAATATGTGACGTGGGGAGAACTCACTCTGATTTTTTGTACTTTTTGCAGACGTAAAATAGGCGGTCAGCCCTCTGACACTAGCAATGGTAGAAAGGGGGTTGATATCACATACCTTTGCTAGAATCTAAAAGCAGAGGAAGTGAGAAAATGCTTACTGTTGATTCGTACATCGGTCTTGCAGGCTGCGCTATTGCAGTTTTGACAATTATCGTTGATATAATTCTGAGCAACAAGAAGTAATCCGCCTAGTCCCAATAGGCGGATTATAGTTCTTTAACTGTATGATACCGAGGGCAACCGTCTATGGGTTCTCCTCACATTATTATTATATCACTTTGTATTGATTTTGTCAATATAAAAATATACAAAATTAAGCACAAGATTACTAATATAGAATATTGAAAATTAAAAGGGATTATTTTATAAAAAACAATCCCTTTTTGTTATTAAATAACCATTTTCCCTGTTGATTTAAGAATCTGATAGACTTTCTAATTGAATGCCCAAATTAACCGAAGCAAGGATTTTCATTAATGTTATTGTTTGCGGAACAGCCTGAAGGTTTTCAAAACGAGCAATAGTGACCTCGGGAACGTTAGAAGCAATTGACACATCAACGGTGGACATTTTTAATTTCCGTTTTGCTTTCATATACTTCAATAAGATTTCAAAATATTCCTGAGTTGTTTGGTCTGATAGTGTCGTTAGAAAAACTTGCTTTATATTACCTCTGTCTTCGTTGGTTAGGATTGCTGTATTCTGTGAAAAAAGCAACTCTTCTATTGTTTGCTTCATAATTTAATATCCACCTTTCTATGTTTTAACTTTTGTATGCGTTAACCCTAGCCATATATGTTATAGCTAGGGTTATTATTCGGTTCGGTACGGAATTACGAAATAATGTTGCGATCGGGCAGCTCGTTACTGATAACTTCAAGACTCAAGATTAAAGCCTTCTTTTCTTCATCAAGCAATGTTAACTGAAGATTTATTTTAGTGCAAATAGAGCCATTGGCTGAGAAATTCGACAGTTCCAAAAAATATCCGTTAAGCTGTTCTTGAAAAAGGAAAGAATCGTCCCATCCGATCACAAGGGCTTTAAAGACCTGTTCGGCGACAGTCTCGCCGACACGTAACTCAATCAAATAATTAAGAAATTTGTCGAGAAACAAATCAATTATTTCAGGGGACTTGCTCTCCAGAAAAATTGAAGGTGCGAAAAAGATTTCGCCATCGATGATTATGTAATCAGCGACATCTTTAAATCCTAAAGGTCTAGTGTTTGCGTGTTCTCCCATTGTAAAGGCTCCTTTCTATTCGTTAGCAGTAGTCACCCTCATTTTTGAGGGGCAATCGTATTATAACACATTTTGTTCATCAAATCTATAGTATATTTATATAAAAAGTTTTTGAAATATTATAAAAATTTTAGTAAAATTTTAGCAAAAAAATAGTTGTTGTTTTTTAGAAAATAGTGTATGTTTTTCTAATGTTAAAAATCCTCTTGATAGCTAGATTGGTCTAGTATATCAGGCATAAAATAAGAGCCAGTCTTTCAAAGATTGGCTCTTTATGTTATTATTCGAGATATGCTTTAACTTTTTTATAGTTTTTTGTCATTTCATTATCTGCATTACTAAAGTTGTCTGAATAAGATTGTAAATTACCAGAGGGGCTAATAACTAAATTAGATAGGGATATAAAAGAATCATAAAAAGCTTGTATATCTTTATAAGCTTCTTCCCAACCTTCTGGTGGGTTGTTTAATTCTTTTATAAGTTCTCCAGACTTATCCTGAGAGTCGCGAATTGCAGAAATTCCGCTTTGATAATTACTATCTTTAAATAGTGTTGATAAAGCATAATTAAAATCAGAATAAAAAGTATCAAATATTCCTTTGGTATATTTATCTGTTTCAGGGTCACTTTTCTCATATATACAATTATACCAAACTCTCTTAGTTAATCCACCAAATTCTTCAGAGTTTAAACAACCAAGTGTAATCATATCAAAAGTGTCGCTGTATGTTTCTTTATATTTTACTTTGGCTTTCTCGGCTTCCTCGGCATCCTTTCTAGCCTTTTCTTCAAGTAACTTATCTAATTCATCTCTAGCATTGAGCAAATCAGCATAGTTATTGACTTGTTCTTTTTGCTTATCTGTAAGAGTACCATATAACTTTTCAGCCTTTTCAATAGCATCTTCGTCAGAGATTTCTACCGTTCCGATAGCGTTGATATCATCCATCATCTTTTGTGATACTTCATCTATCTTGACTGTACAGCCAGATAACAGAACCGATGAAAGGATTAAAGACATTGCCACGCTTTGTTTGATACGTTTCGTGTTTGCTCTCATAATATACCTCCGAATTTAACCAAATGTTTTATATGACATATTATAACATAAATCGTGCTGATTGTCAATATTAATTTTATAAATGTTATTTATAATAATAAAAGAGGACTACCATAAAGTAATCCTCTTTCTTTTGCATTTGGACTTATGATTTCTCTGCCCTTCTGCCAGTATTTAAGAAATTTTGTATTTACATTAGCAAGATATTGTGTTGCTTGCAATTCAATCACAGCGTTTTATACAACATCTTGACAAAATCAAAATTTTGTAGTATAATTATATTGTACCAGATACATACTAAAATAGAAAAGAGGTGATAAAATGGATAATAATTTATTTCATATCAATGTTTTTTTAGATATAGATAAAACAAAAGCATTTATCGAAGAAAAGATTAAGGACGGCTCTCTTACAACAGATACCGTCCTTAGCGCAGATATGTTTGATTGGGAAACTAGAATAGAAAATGGTGAAATTCCCGTGTTCCCTGTTCAATTAAAGATTGGATAAGAATTGTTTTACATTAAATGCAAACGCTTCTTTAAGAAAATCATCCCATGTTTTGAATTTAACAGGAAGTTTGGCTTTTAACTTTGATTTTTCCTCATCAGACAAGTTATCAATATGAGAAATATCAACATTTGCTTTATCAAAGAACTGCTTTATTGTTTCAGAAAGATGAACACTGTGCATAAACTCTTTTGTAAACCATTTTTCTTTAGGAGCTTTGTTCAATTGTTCTTGATACTTGTCAGATTTGCGTTGAATTTCTTTCTCGATAGATTTGAGCTGGGCTGCGATGCCTTTTGACATAATAAAATACCTTACCTTTCTGTTAATATTTATTTACCCTCGGAGCTACATTAAGTAGCTCCGAGGGTCTTTGTTTACTTACACATTACCACGCAAAGTCTCTTTGAATCTATTGATTAAAAAATCATGTCTATTCTTTAAAAACGACAGATATTTTTCTTCGGTGAAGTCAGAATCTAAAAATAATAATTCAGATTCCTCAGGATAAAGAAAATCATTAATAACAGAATCATTAATATCAAACACTAACGACCGATTCTTTACAGCTTCATACAGAGTATATTCCTGCTTGCTATGTACCTCAAATTGTGGAAGAACGCATAAATTCCCTATGGCACAAATCCCCTTGCTGGTTTTCATTTGTTGAGTAAAACGGCTTTTAGAGATTACTAATTCAACATTAAGTGGTTTACTATTAATATAATTGTCGTTAGATTTGCGCATTCTAAGTAAAAAACATAAGAATAATTTATTTTCTGTTGGGGTATTTTTCATTGATTTTTGAGTTTGCTCAAGCATCCAATCATGAAGAAACCTTTCCCATGTAGAAAGAGGGATCGGAGTTAAATAACGATTGTCGGATATATCTTTAGATAATTCGTCAGCAATCTTGGTGTCTCCACTTCCACTCCAATAGCCTGACAGGATTTCATATAAATAGCGCATGGGCATATTCTTTTCAAACGCTGTTTCAAGCTTCTTCATCCCTGTTTTTTCAGTGATACTAAAGTCTTTTGTAGAAACAGAATATTTCATGTTAAAATATGTCCCAACAATACACAAAATCTGATGTTCTATATATTTTGTTATAGAATTTTTATTATCGGGGAACATGATGTATTTACATAAAATCTTACTTATATGGGCAAGGCAAGTCAAAATAAGTTCCTTCAGCTTAATCAAGTTTTTAATTTTATCAGCACTCATGTCAGCGAAGCAGTTTGCAACTGTGCTAAGGCTGCTGGTAGTTTTAGTAAGAATTACTGATAATAAAGAAAATCCGATTGAAGCTACATCAGATGTGGAGAATTTCTGTTTTTTGAAAATTATGTAAGGATTATCTTTATAAATAAGGCGACCAAATGCAAAGCAAAATTCAAAAAGATTTACTTTTTGTTCTCTCATTACTTGACCGTCTTGATAGTTCTGTATTTCTACCCCTGTATCTTCTACCATTTTCTGATACTTTTCATCTACCAATTTGAGAATAGACGGATCATTGTAATTGAAAATGATATGACTCCATTTGGCAGCATAAATTTCATATTTGCTTAATACTGTACCGTTTGCGTTTAGCCTTTCAAAAATTTGGGGCAGACAATCTTCATCCCCTGAATAACATACATAGGGGATTTTCTTATTAAGAATTTGATATTTATCTTTTATGCTTTCAATAAGTTCAGAAAGAATACCGTAACATTCTGTATATTTCTCCTTCAACACTGACACATTCAACACTGACACATCAGATATTACCCGATTAACAATACAAGTAGTTTTGTTTTCTTTTGTTAAATTAGCTTTAATAGATTCTGTTATTTCTGTTTTAACAATTGTAAAATTTGTAGTTACAGCAGGTGCTAATGTACCAATAATCTTGTCGAAATATTCCTTAAATTCATCTTCATAGTTTTTTATATACTTGAATGGATTTTTCGAGAAATCATCTAAAGTCGTAAATCTTTGTAGTCCATCAACTAATAAGTAAGAGGATGGGCTACTTTTATATAATAAAAGAGAACCAAAAGGGAAACCTTTTAGCACGGTATCAATAAATTCTTCCTTTTTCTCAATTGACCAAACAACACTTCGTTGAAAAGACGGTAGCTCTATATATTTTTTAAGGTCTTTAAATTCCATTGTTCCAATTTCATAAAGGTCTCTCATAACATCCTCCATCAACTCATTTGGTTTTCTTTGGTGTACAATGGGACAGTAGACAAAATACCTGCTTGTGTTTTTAAGGCAACTTTTCCCTTGTCGTTAAAATTGCGATATATTTCAAGCAAATCTTGTTCATCAGAACTTAGAATTTCTTTGTCTGTGTGTGATTGAGGGTTGTCTGTCCTGCCTAGCAGATAGTCTATAGAACAGCCTAGGGCATCTGAAATTATTATTAGAAATTTCCCAGTTGGTTGAACCCCTTCTTTCCATCTGGTTATTGTCCCTGATGAAATGCCAAGAGGTGTCAATAGTGGGTTGGGGGTAGTCCCTTTTTCTTCACATAATTGATATAATCTCTCAAAGAAAATGTTTGTCATTAGCAAAACCTCCAAATCAAGCATTATAATTTGGGTAATAAGTAACAAATTTCTCATTTTATTCAGATTTGCTATTGACAATCTCCGCTTGAGGTGGTATAATCTAAACATAGCAAACAAGCAAGAAACCAAACCCAAAAGAAATGGTAAATCTTATTAGCTTATTATACCACAATCAGACATCATTTGTCAAGATAGAAAGGATAAAAAGGTAAATATTATGAGTATTAAAGGTTTTAAGGTATTCAATCCCGATTGGACGTGCAGAGGTTTTCAGTATAAGGTAGGAGAAACTTTTGTACATAATGGGAACATTGAAATGTGCGGGGCGGGATTCCATTTTTGTCAGAAAGCAAGCGACTGTTTTAACTATTATAATTTTAACAGCCAAAATAAAGTTGCGGAGGTCGAAGCCCTCGGTCTTGTGGAAACATATAAAGATAAATCAGTAACGGATAAGATTAAAATTATCCGTGAGATTGAATGGCCAGAATTGCTTACAATTGTTAATGACGGCAAAAATTGTACAGGACTGAAAAACACAGGTGACTATAACACAGGTGACTATAACACAGGTAACCGTAACACAGGTAACCGTAACACAGGTGACTATAACACAGGTGACTATAACACAGGTAACTATAACACAGGTGACTGGAACACAGGTGACTATAACACAGGTAACTATAACACAGGTAACTATAACACAGGTAACCGTAACACAGGTAACTATAACACAGGTAACTGGAACACAGGTGACTGGAACACAGGTGACTGGAACACAGGTGACTATAACAGCACCAATTATAGTACAGGGTTTTTTAACAGTGTTGAACAGAATATTTTTTTATTTAATAAACCGACATCAATGTCAAGAGATGAAATACATTCATTAAAGGGCATTCAGATTCTTAATTGGAATTTTGAAAATTCTTGGTGGATATATTCAGTCAATATGTCGGATGATGAGAAAAAGGCTAATCCGAAATATGAAACAACAGGTGGATATTTGAAAACTGTAGATTTTAAAACAGCTTGTAAAATGATGTGGGAAAATCTATCTGAGAATGAGAGACAGGAAGTAATGAAACTGCCCAACTTTGATAGTAATATATTTTATGAAATCACTGGAATAATTATTAGCAAATAGTAATGAATATAGAAAGGACTGAAACTCATGCGTTCATCTATAAGGTTTGTACCGAGAGCTAACACCACAAATCTCGCAGAGGAAGAAATTCCGAAGGCACTCCCCCTCCCTGTTGCTAAGTCAGAGATTAAGGTTGCTCCAATAGCAAAGCCCAAAAGCCCTAGGAGAAATCTTATCGCAAGAGTTTCCGTTCATTCGGAAGACCACAGTGCAGACGCTTTCATGAACAAGGACGATATAGACAATATTGTGTATTCTCTTCTTATGAACTGTAAATCATCAAGCAAGAGAAATTTCACAAAGGCATGTGCATTCATCTTTGTAATCAATACAGGATATAGAGCCGGTGATGGTCTTTCATTAAGAGTAAAAGACGTACTAGACGAGAATGGAAATATCGTTGATGAACTCAATCTTAGTGAGGATAAGACAGATAAATCCAGAGTAGTCTATTTTAATAAAGCAGTCAAAACGGCAATACGTTTTCTGATAGAGGTCAATCATCTGACCCCAGAGAATTATCTCTTTGTTGGCGAGGGTAACAGAACGTCATACCTTGATCACATAGAATACGATAATGACGGCGAGG